CGCAAGGACAGGGCCGCGGCGATGGTCACGGCCGAGGCGCCGCACTCCCGGTTCGTGGAGTACACCCCGGACAAGGACGGCCGTGCGCACCACACGATGCTGCGCGCCGCCGTCGAGACCGGCGAGCCGAGGTGACCTCCGGCATCCCGACGCTGCCCGACGTCGCTCTCGCGCTGGTCCCGTGGCTCGAAGCGCGCCTGACCGACGTGCGTGCCTGCACAGAGCTGCCGGCGACGCTGGAGACCTCCGTGCCGCTGCTGCAGATGCACCGGGTCTCCGGCGCGATCGCCACCCGCATCCACGACCGGGCGTTCCTCGACGTCAACGCGTTCGGCGCCGATGCGGTCGCCGCGTCGCGGCTCGCCCGGCAGGCCGAGGCGCTGCTGCTGGGCCTGCGCAACGTCACCGTGTCGGCCGACGACGTCGCCGCGGTGCTGGGCAACGCCGAGTCCGTGGTCCGGCCGCGCTGGCTGCCCTACCCGAACACCGCCGTGCGGCTGTACGGCGCCACCTACTCGATCACGCTGCACCCCGCGCCCGCAGGCCCCTGACCTGCCGTGCGGGCCGCCGCCCCCGACGGGGGCACCAATCCCCGAAGGGACTGAAACCCGATGACTGACACGCGCGACGTCGATCTCACATACGCCGCCTCCGACGCCATCTGCTTCCTGGCGCCGGAAGGCACCACGAAGCCGACCGATTTCTCCGACCTGGCCGCGCCGTGGGTGTGCCTGGGCTGGATGACGCAGGACGGCCTGGACCACAAGATGAACCAGACCACGAAGGAACTGCTCGCCGCGGGCACGCTCGCGCCGATCCGCACGCTGTTCACCGCGCAGACGCGCACCACCGACGTGGTCATGGAGGAGGCGCTGAATCCGGCGGTGATCTCGCTCTACGAGGACGTGCCGCTCGCCTCGCTCGCGCCGACCTCCGGTGTCGTGGCCTACGACCTGTCGGACATCCCCACCGGCACGAAGTACGCGATCGTGACCGACACGCTCGACGGCGACCACCGCGTCCGGGAGTACGGCGGCCACGTCATGGTCACCGCGCGCGGCGACGAGAAGGTCTCCACGATCGACGCCAAGCAGCTGCAGATGACCTTCACGTACTACCCCGGCCCGGGCGGCATCCCCGCCAAGAGCAAGATCATCGACTTCGGCACGACCGACGTCAGCCACTTCTTCTCCTAGCCACGGCCGGCCCTCAAGCGGCGGCCGCCCCGTCTCGCGGATGCGCGGCGGCCGCCTTCACCATCCGCGACCCATCCGCAGGAGAACCATGAGCAGCAACAGGAACCGGGCCCGCCAAGCGCCGCGCCCCACAGCGCGCCCCGCCGCCGCGCAGCGCCCCGCGTTGCAGGCCGCGCAGCAGCCCTCCGGCGCATGGGAGGTCCCTGCCGACGACGACGGGATCTTCGACCTGGACGCCGTCGCCCGCGAAGCCCGCGACGAGCGCCTGCGCTTCAAGGCGGGCCCGGAGCGCCGGATCTGGGAGCTGCGCACGCCCGAGGAACTGGACTGGCAGGAGAACTCGCGCATCCCCGAGCAGAACCCCACCGGGGAGGACCTGCGCCCGCTGCTGCGGCTGCTGCTCGGCGAGCAGTACGAGGACTTCGTCGACCTGGAGATCAGCCTCGGGCAGGTCGGCGCGCTGATCAAGCAGTGGCAGGAGTGGCACGGGATCCAGATCCCGGAATCCGGCGCCTCGCCGCGCTCCTAAGGGCGCACGGCGAGGCTCTCGAAGCCGACCTGGCCGAGCGCCAGATCGACCTGCGGGACCTGTATCGCACCGGCGGCCGCCTCACGTGGCGGCGCCTGGGCGTGATCTACCGGCATCTGCCGCCGCAGTCCGCGACCATGACCGCCCTGCGCAACTCCCTGCCGCCCGAGGCCCTGGCCGTGCAGGGCCAAGACGCGGATCCGGCTGCCTCTCCCTGGTCGCACGACCAGATGCTCGCGGCCAGCCAACTCGACGTGCTGCGGCTGATCCTGCACGTCCTGCTCGCCGCGAACGGCGGCAAGCCGGGCCAGCCGCCGGCCCCGACGGTGCGCCCGGGCGTGGCCGGCCAGAAGAAGAAGCGGCTGACCGCCGACCAGCGGCGGCTGCTGGACCCGCGCCTACGACAGCCGAAGGGGGGATGACCGGTGTCCATCAGCGTCGGATCGGTGACGGTCCTGGTCATCCCGACCACCAAGGGCATCGAAGGCACGCTGCGCAGCCAGCTCGAGCCCCCCGCCGCCAAGGTCGGCGACGAGGTCGGCAAAACCCTCGGCGACAAGATCTCCGGCGGCGTACAGGCCGGGATCGCGGACGCCATCCCCAGGGCCGGCGAAAAGGCCAAGGCACCGGCGGCCAAGGTCGGCGACCAGCTCGGCAAGAGCATCGGCGACAGCGCCAAGAAGCCCATCGAGGATGCGATCCCCGAGGGCGTGGACAGCGGCGGCAAGAAGGCGCTGCCGGCCGCCACCGAGCAGGGCTCCAGGGTCGGCGGCGCGTTCGCCGACACCTTCAAAAGCCGGCTCGAGGCCGCGTTCAAGGCGCTGCCCAAGGCGGCCGTCGACGCGGACACCACACCGGCCCTGGACGCGGTCGAGCGGCTGCGCCTGGACCTGTTGCAGCTAAGCCGCCAGCGGGTCGGGGTGGACATCGACGCGGCCACCGCACTGACGCGGATGGCCGAGATCCGCGCGCAGCTGGTCGAGCTCTCCCGCGGCGCGGACGTCGACGTGCGCGTGGACGCCGCCAAGGCCCTGGTCGAGCTGGACGCGGTCACCGCCGAGGTCGACCGGCTCGACGGGCGCAACGCCAAGCCCGATATCCAGGTCAATAGCGACAAGGCCATGGCCGCGATCCGCGCCGTGGCGTTCGCGCTGCTGGGCCTCTCGGCGATCCCCGCCGTCGCCACCATCGGCATCGCCGGCGCTGGCCTGGTCGCCGGAGGCCTCGCCGCCGGCGCCGGCGTCGGGGCCGTCTCCCTCGCCGCGCTGCCCGGTCTGACCGCGGTCAAGAACGCGTACACCGCGCAGACCGCGGCAGCCACCGCCGCGGCCACCGCGACCGCGAACGCCGGCGCCGCCTCGAACCAGGCGGCCCAGCAGGCCCTGCAGGAGGCCGGCGCGCAGCAGCAGCTCGCCGCCGCGCAGCGCCAGGCCGGCTACGCCCACCAGCAGGCCCTGCAGCAGGTCACCTCCGCCGAGCAGTCCCTCGCCCAGGCACAGCAGGCCTCCCTGGCCGCGCAGAAGGCCGTCGACGCCGCCCGCAAGCAGGCCGCGCAGGACCTGCAGGACCTCAACAACAGCGTCACGGACGCCTCCCTGTCCCAGCGCGCCGACCAGATCGCGTTGGAGCAGGCCACCGCGGCGCTGCACGCCACCCAGGCCAACCCCGCCGCGACCGCGCTGCAGCGCCAGCAGGCCCAGCTCGCCTACGACCAGGCCGACCAGCAGCTCAAAGAGCAGGGCCTGGCCTATCAGCGGCTGCAGGACCAGGCCGCCACCGCGAACGCAGCGGGGGTCGCCGGTTCGGTCCTGGTCACCACCGCGCAGCAGCAGCAGGCCCAGACCACCCAAGCTCTGCAGAACGCGCAGCGGCAGCTCGCCGACGCCCGCGCGAACGTCGCGCGCACCGACCAGCAGTCCGCGGACTCGATCGCGGCCGCACAGCGCTCCATCCTCTCCCTGCAGCTGCAGGCCGCCGCCGCGGCCACCGGCACCGGGAACGCGCAGGCCACCGCCGCCGCCCAGGCCAAGGCGGCCTACGACAGGCTGACCCCGTCCGAGAAAGCCGTTTTCGACGCCACCACCGGGCTGAAGACCGCGTTCACCGGCTGGGCGCAGTCCGTCGAGCCCGACGTGCTGCCGCTGTTCGCCAACGGCCTCAATATCGTCAAGAGCCTGCTGCCCGACCTGACGCCCCTGGTGACCGGAGCCGCCGGCGCCCTGGGCACCCTGGAGACCAGGTCCGCCAAGGCCCTGGGCTCCCCGGTGTGGCAGAAGTTCGCCGGCGACATCGCCAAGGCCAGCGGCCCGTCGATCCTCGGGTTCGGCACCGCGCTGGGGCACGTGGCCACCGGCGTGATGGGCGTCGTGGACGCCGTACTGCCGTACGCGCCGCGGCTGCTGGACTACCTCGACAAGGTGACCGGGGGATTCTCCCGCTGGGGCCAGAGCCTCGGCGGCAGCTCCGGGTTCTCTTCGCTGGTCGGCTACGTCGAGGCCAACGGGCCGAAACTGGTCCACACCGTCGAGGAGATCGCGAAGGCCGCGGTCGCCGTCGTCCAGGCCCTCGCGCCGATGGGCGGCACGGCCCTGTCGGTGGACGGCGAGATCGCCCACCTGATCGGCACCGTCGCGAACTTCTCCCCCGGGCTCGTGCAGTGGGGCCTGGGCCTGGCAGTCGCGTACAAGGGCATCTCGCCGCTGGTCAGCGGCGCGAAATCCCTGATCGGCGGCCCGACCAGCGGCGTTACCGGCATCGTGCAGGCCTTCACCAGCGGCGGCACCGCCGGCAGCAAGTTCGGCGGTGTCCTGGTCAAGGCGAAGGGCTGGCTCTCTTCCTCGGCCTCCGCCGCGAGCACCGCGATCTCGGGCGGCTGGTCGAGCTTCACCAGCCTGCTGTCCACCGGGGCGACCAACGCGGCGACCCTGGGCACCAACGTCCTGGGCGCGGCGAAGAAAGCCGGCACCGCGGTCGGCTCCGGCCTGTCCTCAGCCGGGACCGCGATCGCCAACGGGGCGAGCGCGGCGCTGAGCATGGCCACCAACCTGGGCAAAGCGGGGATCGCCTACGCGGTCACCGGCATCAAGGCCGCAGGCGCCGGGATCGCCGTGGCCGCCAACGCGGTGGCGACCGGTGTGGCCACCGCCGCGACCTCCGCGTGGACCGTGGCCACCGGCGCGCTGAACGTGGTGATGGACGCCAACCCCCTCATCCTCGTCGGGATCGCGATCGCCGCGCTGATCGCCGCGATCGTGCTGGCCTATCAGCACAGTGCGACGTTCCGGGACATCGTCAAGGACACCTGGCACGTGATCGGCGACGTGGTCCAGGGCACCTGGCGCGACGTGATCAAACCGGTTTTCGATTTCCTGAAGACCGTGATCACGCAGGACGTCCCGCACGCGTTCGACACCGGCGTGTCCGCGGTCAAGAACGCCTTCGTCAAGATCGCCGACGTGACCGCGACGCCGGTGAATTTCGTGCTGCAGTACGTCTACGACGACGGCATCGCGAAGCTCTGGAACACCGTGGTCGGCGCCGTCGGCCTCAGCTCCCTCAAGCTCCCCGTGATCGCCCCGCTGAAGATCCCGAAGCTCGCGGCGGGCGGCGTCGCGCCGCTCGGCGACGGGCCCGCGGTGGTCAACCGGCCGCGGGCGATCGTCGGCGAAGGCGACCCGCGCTACCCGGAGTACGTCATCCCGACCGATCCGCAGTACCGGGGCCGTGCGAAGGCGCTGCACGCAGCCGCGGGAACGCAGCTGCTGGCAGGCGGCGGCGTCCTGGGCGGCATCGGGAACGTGGCCAGCTCGGTGTGGAAGGACACGACCGGCGCGGCGTCGCTGCTCGCGGATCTGCTGACCGACCCGCGCGGTACCTGGGACAACCTCGTGAAGGGCTCACTGGCGCTCACCGGGAAGATCTCCGGCGGATCGCAATGGGGCCAGGTGGTGGCCGGCACCCCGATCGCGGCCGCGGGCCGGCTCGGCGACTACATCATCGACACCGTCTCGGCGATCTTCGGGGGTGACAAGCACGCCAGCAGCCTCGGGTCGACGCTGGGCTCCGCGGCGATCTCCGCGCGCTGGGCGCCCACCGTCGCCATCGCGCTCGGGCAGCTCGGCATCCCGGCCACCAGCGCCAACATCGGCGGCGGCCTGATCATCATCGGCGGGGAGTCCGGCGGCAACCCCGACGCGGTGAACAAGACCGACGTCAACTGGCAGCACGGCACCCCTTCCGTCGGTTTGATGCAGGTGATCGGGCCGACGTTCAAGAGCTGGGCCGGGCCGTACGCCAAGGCGCTGCCGCAGCTCTACGGCGTGAGCACGAATCCGATCGCGAACATCTACGCAGGGCTCGACTACGGCGTGCACCGGTACCACTCGATCGCCAACATCCCCGGCGTCGACGCGGTCACCCACGGCAAGCCGTACGTCGGCTACGACTCCGGCGGCCAGCTGCCGCCGGGCGTCAGCGCCGTCTACAACGGCACCGGCCGCCCCGAGCCGGTGCTCACCGCGGCGCAGTGGGAGCAGCTCGACGCCCTCGCCCGCGGCCAAGGCGGGCCGCCGTCGCGCACGACGCAGATGTGGGTCTACCCCCCGGCGGCGACCGCCGAGGCCGTGGCCACCGAGGTCCAGCGGCGCCTGGAGCACGCCGGCATCTCCTGACCCGACCACCACGAGCTGGGAGGCCACGTGCCCACACCCCTGGCCGGCGACCCGACCTGGCTCGGCGACCTGGCCCTGAACGTCATCGACGACCAGGGCGTCGAGTGGGTGGTGACCGCGAACGACGGCTGGGCCGGGTCCCCGGACTCGACCCAGCAGGTCACCCAACGCCAGGCGGACCACGGCGGCTACCCCTCAGCCTCATATCTCGCGCCGCGCCAGCTGCCCCTCGCGGTCACCATCCACGCACCCAGCAAGACCCTGCGCGAGCAGGCCGTCGAGACCCTCAAAGCCGCCGCCACCCTCGCCGCCACCACCCTGCGGGTACAGCAGGACTCGTACGACCGCACCGCGACCGTCTACCGGCAGGCCGCCACCCTCGCCACCGCGTACGGCAACACCGCAGACGTGTCCGTGTCGCTGATCGCGCCGGACCCGCGGCTGTACGCCACCGCCGGCTACTCCGCCAGCTGCCAGCTGCCCTCCATCACCGGCGGCCTGACCTTCCCGGTCACCTTCCCGGCGGTGTTCAGCGCGACCGTCAGCTCCGGATCGATCCCGGTCGGCAACCTCGGCAACATCGGGTCGCGTCCGCTGCTGCGCATCACCGGGCCCTGCGTCACACCCCTGGTCACCCTGCAGCGCCCGGACGGCTCCGTGCAGCAGCTCACCTACAACGGGACGCTCGGCGCCCTGGACTTCCTCGACCTGGACTGCGACCGGCACACCGCGATCCTCGACGGCACCGCCTCAAGGCGCGGCCTGCTGACCGTCACAGGGGGCTGGCCGGAGATACCGCCGGGAGCCACACCGGACGCGTGTGCCCTGGACTTCAACGCCGCCTCCACGACCGGCGCACCGACCCTGACCGCGAGCTGGACCGACGCATGGGAGTGACCCGATGACGTTCACAGCGTTGATGGCCGACGCCGTCTCCGGGTCCCCGGCCTACTCGGCCGGAACCTGGCGGCTGGCCGACTCCGGCCTGTTCGTCTCCAGCGGGCCGATCGCGGCGCGCTCCGGCGCATTGAGCGTGGACTCGTTCGCGGCGTCGCTCGCCGGCACCACCGTGTCGGTGGGGCCCGGGCGCGCGGTGGTGCAGGGCGCCACCACCTCGACGCAGGGCGCGTACCGCACCGCGATGCCCACCACCTGGACCCAGGCCCTCGCCGCGCCCAACACCCAGGACCGCATCGACCTGGTCTACCTGCGCGTGTGGGACAACGAGGTCGACGCCTCCGGGCTGACGCAGGCCGACCTGGTGTATCTGACCGGGACCCCCGCCGGCAGCCCCGTCGCGCCCACGATCCCGGCTGGGCAGGCCGGATTCCAGATCTGCACCGTCTCCGTGCCGCACACCGGGTCCCCGGCGCTCACGCAGGTCGGAAAGATGCCCTACACCGCGGCGTCCGGCGGCATCGTCCCCTCGTTCGTCACCACCTCGCCCGGCAGCCCGGAGACCGGCCAGGTGCGCTGGCGCGGCGACCGCGCCCCCACCGTCCAGCCAGGGCCCCTGGAGATCTGGGACGGCGCCGCGTGGGACGCGATCGTCCCGGACTCCTATCCGCGCGGCACCGTCGGACAGCAGGCCACTGTCACCGCGGACGGCACCCCGACGCCCAACAGCACCGTGGAAACCAAAGACGCCGTGCTCGGCGACTTCTCCGTGCAACTGGTCGCCGGGCGCCGCTACCGCATCGCGCTCAGCGGCCTGGTCGCCAACGCCACCGTGGCCGGCGACACGTTCCTGCTCAACATCCGCGACGGAGGCGCATCCTCGCCCACGGCGTCCAGCACGCTGGTGGCGCAGGCCCCGTACCATCCGACCGCCTCGGGCATCCCCGGGCGCCTATCGATACGGGTCGTCGGCGAACTGGTCATCGGCGGGGGCGGCACCGGGACGCACACCCTGGCGTTCTTCGCCCAGCGCACCGGCGGCACGGGCGTGTTCACCCCGATCAGCGTCTCCCACGACACCGGCGTCCTGGGCCGGTACCTGATCGTCGAGGACATCGGCCTGTGACCGGCGCCGTCCCCGGGCCGCTCGCGCTCCCGGCCGTCGGCGGCCGACCCGCGCTGGCGCGCACCGACCTGCCGCCGCTCGTCCCGGTCTGGTACGCCGCCGACGCCGCCACCGGGGCGCTGCTCGACGAGCTGCCGCTCACCGCATCACCGATCAGCCGCGTCATGGGCCAGGCGATGTCCACCAGCATGGACCTGGACCTCTTCGGTGCTCCGACGGGCTGGATCGAGGACACCGAGCCGGGCCGCACCGTGGTCGTCTGCGCCGTGGGCGACAACCCGATCTGGGCCGGCCTGAACATCGGGCGCACCCGCGGCAGCATGCGGGCCTCCACGCTCTCCCTGGTCACCCCGGAGGCCTATCTCGACCGGCGCTACGCCACCGACCACACCTGGACCGGCGTCGACGAATGCTCGGTCGTCGGCGCCGGCCTGATCGGCGACTGCGCCGTGCACGGCATCGGCCTGGTCATCGACGCCCCCGCCAGCGGAACCCTGATCACCGAGACGTACGCCGACAGCAACGACACCACCATCCTCAGCGCCCTCACCTCGCTGATGCAGACCGGGTCGCCGGAGTTCACCGTCGACGTGTCCTGGACGGACACGACCAAGACAGGGTTCACGTTCACCGTGCGGCTGCGCCACCGCCTCGGCGTCGCCAGCGCCACGCCCAACGCCGTGTTCGAGCTGCCGGGCTGCGTCACCTCGTACGTGCAGAGCGAGAACTACCAGGCCGGCTCGGGGGCGACCCGCGCCCGCGCGTACGGCAACGGCGAAGGCGTCTCCCGGGCATCGTCCGGGGACGTCGACAGCGTCCTGATCGCGCAGGGCTGGCCGCAATGGGACTACCGGTGGACACCCAACCAGGCCACCGTCGACCCGGCCGTGCTCACCGCGGCCGCGCAGGCCGCCATCACCACGATGGGCACCGGCACGAGCGTGTGGACCCTGGACGCCAACGCCGCGGCGGCCCCGCAGGTCGGCACCGACTGGGGCCTGGGCGACGACGTCGGGCTCCTGATCGACTCGGGCACATCCCCGGGCCACCCCGACGGCGTGAACGTCACGCTGCGCGCCCTGGGCTGGGCACTCGATTTCACGGCCGGGAAGCTCACCCCCGTGCTGGCAGGGAGAGCCTGATGCCCTCAGCAACCAACGGCATCGCCAACCAGCTCGACCCGGGCGGCATCAACCGCAAGCTCGCGAACCTGCAGCGGCAGATCGACGAGCTGCGCGCCGCCAAACGCGCCGAGGCCACCACGATCGGGTCCGGCGGTCTGTACGTCACCGCGGACGGCGGCCTGTACGTCCTGGACGATTTCGGCAACTTCATCCTGGTCACGGGCGGCCTGACCACCCGGCTGATCGGCGGCGCACCCCAGTACGGGTTCATCCTCACCCGGCAGAACGCCGACGGCACCCCCGGCGAACCCGCGATGACCATGTTCAACGCCGCAGGCGCGATGCCGCAGACCCTCGGCCTGTTCGACGCCCAGGGCAACGACCTGTGGACCGACGACGCCGTCGCCGGCCAGGGCATCGGACGCCCCTACATCTCGTTCCCGGTCGCCCCGGCCAACACCGCGGCCGGCCAATCCACCAACGCCGGCACCTGGACAAACCTCTACTTCGCCGCGGTCCCCAAGCAGCAGCCGGTGATCAACATGGGAGGCGCCGCGACCACGCCCTCGGGCGTGACCGGACAGCTGCGCCTGATGGAAGCCGGCACGGGCACGCAGATCGGCGCCGCCGTCACGGTGACCAGCGCCCCAGGCGGAGTCGCCTGGGCAATCCAGGGCGCCGTGCCCGGCAACCACATGGACACCCTGCAGCTCGAACTGCAAGGGCAGATCACCGGCGGCAGCGGATCGATCACCGCCACCGTGTTCACGGCCTACGGCCGCCAGTCCTAACCATCCGCGAATCAGGGAACTGCATGAAGGGTTTCGACACGTGGGGCGAAGGCCTCACCCCCGCGCAGGCCAAGGCCGCCGGATTCGACTTCCGCACCTGGTACTCCAGCCTCGACGGCACCAAGGACGGCCCGGCCTCAGGGCCGGCCGACTACGCCGCCGTCGGGATCTGGTCGTTCACCAACTTCGAGACCACCACCACCCGGGTGCTCACCGGCGGATACTCCGGCGGCCAGGCCGACATGGCGCACGCGATCGCCGAATACACCCCGCGCGGGATGCCCGTCGGCGCCGCGGTCGCGTTGTCGGCCGACGAGCAGATCCCTGCCAGCGCCTTCCCGCAGGCCCTCGCCTACTACCAGGGCGCGAACGCCGAGGCCCAGACGCTCGGCGGCTACCTGAACGCCACCTACGCCGAGCAGGCCCTTATCGCCTACCTCAAGCAGCACGACGCGATCCGCGTCGGCTGGCGCTCCATGTCCACCGCATGGCCCGGCGGCGCCTCGACCGCGTACTGCGACCTGATCCAGACCGGGTCCGCCACCATCGACGGCGTCCAAGTGGACCTCGACACGGCCCTGGTGGCGTTTTTCGGCCAGTGGATGCCCGGCCGACTCGCTCCGACAACCCCAGCCGCCCCGACGGCCATCCCCCTGGAGAGCGACATGATCCTGCACGACATCATCGGCAGCCCCGAGGTCTGGGCCCTGTCCGGCTCGCTGTACTGGCACGTCGTCGACCCGACGTCGCTCGCGAACTACGTCAAGGCCGGTGTGCCGCGCGCTACGATCAGTGCCGCCGAGCACGCCGCGATCCTGGCCGGCGCCGAGGCGCTCAAGGCGCCGACGGTCACCCTCGCGCTCCCGAAGTCCTTCACCGTCACCCCGACGGCCTGAGGTGAACGCCCACCAGGCCCTGACCGAGGTGCACCTCGGCGTCAGCGCGCTGCTGAAGGAGTACCACGCCCCGGCGCAGGCCGGCCGGTTCGCGGTGACCTTCGCCGCGGCGCTGTGGCTGCAGGTGCGCGGCGGCGCGACCGTGACGGGCTGGTCGGACCTGTTCGCGCTGCTGCTCGGCACGGCGCACGTGGCCTACCGGCAGTGGCGCAAGACGCTGCCCGCCAAGGACGTACTCCAGGCAGTCGCCGACGCGAAGACCGACGCCACGCTCGACGAGCAGCGCACGCCGCAGACCGGCTGAACCACCGCACCGTCCCGGCGACCCGGAAAGCGAGGGTGAGTTGGGTGAGAACGAGCCGGTCAGGCGCTTCGAGTTCGAGCTGTTCCGCGAGGAACTCAACCGGTGGCGCGACAACATCGACGTGCGCGTGGACGACCTCGAAGACGAGCACGACGCCGACATCAAGGCCATCGCCACGCAGCGCGCCACCGACCTGCAGGCCGCCAACGAACGCCGAGAGCACCGACGGGAGTGGACATGGGGCCAGCTAGTGGTAACGGCCGGCGTGGCGGTCGCCACCATCGCTCTATGGGTGCAGATAGCAGGGCACTGAAACCACCCGTCGGCTGGACGCCCGCATGGTCAGCGATCGGCGCCGCACTGTTCGCGCTGCTGTTCTACGTGGCGCTGCACCATCCCGCCGCGCAGATCATCGAACTGCGGCCGCCGGCGCCCGCCGTGACCGTCACCGCGACCTCGCCGCGCTCCGGACCGCCGTCGACCTCGCCAACGGCCGGGCCGGGCGCTGGCGCGCTCCCGATCGCCGCGTCCACCAGGCCGACCGCGCGGCCGCCCGCGTCACCCTCGCGCAGGCCAGGGCCGAGCCCGACCGCCACGCTCTCCCCGTCGACCTCGCCCAGCCCGGCGCCGACCGGGGCGCCCAGTACGCCGCCGGCCACACCGCTGCTGGTGGCGCTGACCGCCGCGGTCAGCGTCCCGCCGCGCACCACACCCCTGATCACCGTCCGCGCCGCCGTCGCCATCCCGGCCGGCCCGCCGTTCCCCACCCTGACCGCGCACCTCACCCTGCTCGGCCTGCACGCGGCCATCGCGCTGCCCTGAGATCAAACCCCCAGATAGAAGCCGCCACCGATGCTCTCCGGAGAGCATCGGTGGCGGCTTCCCTGCGTTCAGGGGACGATTCACGATTCGTGAATCGCGATTCGCTCTCTACCCGGCGTCGCCGTCGGTGACGGTCACCGTCCAGGAGCACTCCGAGTTGACCGACAGCGAGTGCGTGCCCGCGTCGGAGTGCTGGTAGGTGACGTCAGAGCCCTTCTTTCCCAGCTCGTTGACCAGAGGCAGGCCGTCGTTGCTGCCGCCCTGCTCGGAGACCTGGAAATTGCCCTGCGACCCGAACGAAGTGCAGTCGTAGGAGTACTTCAGCGACCAGTCGCCGCCGACCGCGAACTGCTTCGTGGACTTGATCCCGTTGCCCGAGACGGTGAGCACCACGTGCTTCGCCGGCGCGGCGGGAGCCGCCGGCGCCGCGGCCGAGGTCTGCGCGGCCGCGGCCGCGGAGCTGGACGGCGCGGCGCTCGCCGAGGCCGACCCGGCGGCGCCCGTGGTGGACGGGGACGCCTTCGAGCCGTTGGCGGCCGCGCCGATCGCGATCCCGACCCCGAGCGAGACCAGGGCGATCAGCGGCGTGCGCCACTTCGATCGCGGCTTCGCCGGCGCTCCGGTCGGCGCGGGCGCCTGATAGCCGTACCCGGGCGGCGGCGGCTGCAGACTGCCCGGCTGCGCCCACTGCTCCTGTTGCGGTTCCCCGCGCTCCTGCATGATCCACCCCTGGATTCGATGTGCTGTGACAGAACCGCGAGCGTAGGCGCGCCGCCGGGCAGCCGATGGCACCGTCACCGGACCGTGACCGGTCGGCGGGCGCGAATGGCGCGCGCCAGGGCGCGCCAGGGACTCGCGACCGCTTGACATCGTCGAACCTTCGTTCGATACGTTGAAGGGGTGCCACCAGAGCAACCCGCCGACAGGGGGGCCGGCTATCAGCCGCCGCGTGCTCTGGTACGCATCTCACGAGTCGAAGTAGCCGCGTTCACGAGGGAGCGCGTGCGCTCCGCGCGCACCGCTGCCGTCTACTGGGACGGCGAGAGCTGGGCTCCGGCGTGGGTGATCGCTTGGTACCACGAATACGGGTCCTGGTTCGTTATGTTGCGGACGCGACGCGACGTCTGGCGCGACCAGGAAACCTGGTACTCCTACGACCCCGGCGCGTTGCTGCCGGTCAGCGTGGACGCACGCGACCTGCAGGAATGGCAGTCGCGGCGCCCGCTGGACTAGCTAGCGGCTACGCGCGCAGGCTTTCAGCGCCATGTCCGCCTGATGCCGCCGGCCGTCCGCCATCGCCTGCAGCAGCCACGGGTCGTCGTGCAGAGCCATCGTCAGCTCGAGGCGGTGCTCGCGCGCCAGGCGCAGCCCGTCGGCGTCCTCGCCCTCGGCCAGGGCGTGCACCGCGGCGTCCGCGGCGAACCATGAGCGCTGCAGTTCGACCAGGCCGGCCGGGATCTCCCACACCGTGCCGTCGTGCTCGAACCGCACCGTCTCCTCAGCCATGATCACAAGGATAGGTGCGCGAACAGCGTTTATGCAGAAGCGTGACTGAGCCGCGTCCGATCCTTGCGTGGTCCCCGAGTGCTGCCTAGCGTCTTCGGCATCACCTCAGGGAGGAATCATGGAGCTGACGCTTATCGCCAGCACGTGCTCGAACGGGGACGACGACGATCCGCCGTGCGGATCCGGGGACTGCCCGACGGTCTACACCACGGAGACCGGGTCGATCGTCGTGCAGGGCTACCTGGTCGACCGCGAGGTCCCCGAAGGCGAGGGCAGCGTCGAGATCCCCGCCGAGATCCTGTTGGAGGCAGCTCGTGCGCTTGAAAGGTGACGCCTGGGCGGCTTACTTCCGGGATTTCCAGCACTCTGCGTTCCGCCTCGAACTACTCCCCCAGTACCTCGTCGAACCCGAGCACGATTCGTTCGCCGCGTTCCTCGCCGGCGAGCCCATGCCTGAGGGGCACAATGCCGATTGGCATGCCACCATCCGGGCGAATACCACGGCAGGCAAGATCATGAGCCGCGTTCACGTCGTCACACAGCCGCTATCGGACTACCTGCGGTTCGAATTCCAATGGGGATACGTCGGTAACGCGGGCGCTGGCGAGGACATCCGCATCCTCGACCTGAGCCGCACTCCCGACCCCGGATTACCGGACACTGACTTCTGGCTGTTCGACGAGAAGGCCGTGGTCGCGATGCTCTATGAGGACGACGGAACGCAAATCGGCCGCGAGCTGCTCGACGTCGACCCGGCCGAGTTCATCCGCTATCGCGATCTGGCGCTTGCGGCGGCCGTCCCGTTCTCCGACTACCGGCCGGATGACCAACGTCCCTGACCCGGGCTCACGCGCCCGGCAGGATCTCGCCCGAGCCCTCCGTGATCTGCGCGAGGGCTTGCGGCTTTCAGGCGAGCGCGCCGGCGAGCGTGCGCTCATGTCCCAGTCCAGGGTCTCCCGGATCGAGACGGGCCGCACGCTGCCTACGCCGGCGGACATCGAGGCGTTGCTGAGCGCCTACTCGGCTGACGCAGAGACGCGCGCACGGCTACTCGCATTGGCCCGGATGGCCAGCCGGGAGTATCGCGCGGTGCGCGCTGACCGGCAGCGCGGCATGGAACACAAGCAGGCCGAGCTCGCGAGCTTCGAGCGCAACGGCCGCTTGATACGCCACTTCCTTCCCGCAGTGCCCACCGGCCTGCTACATACGCGCCCATACGCGGAGGCGACCCTCGCCGCGCTGGGAACCGTCCCGGCGGGCTCGTTCCGGGCGGTGATCGACGCGAAGATGACCCGGCAGGACGCGCTGCAGGATCCCGCGCGCCGATGGGTGTTCCTAATGACCGAGACGGCGATCCGCGCGCGCGTCGCGCCCCTCGATGTGATGGCCGCCCAATGTGGCCACATGGCGGATATCGCCTGCTCGCACAACGTTGAAGTCGCCGTAGTACCCTTCGCTGCGCCGTGGCCCGTGATGGCACTCAATACCTTCGTCTTGTACGACGACAGGTTCGTCACCTGCGAGCTTTTCAGCGGCGAAGTAGTGCTGCACGATCCACAGGACGTCGCCTACCACGACGACCTATTCGAACAATTCCTGCGGCGCGCGCTGACCGGCGCCGACGCGGCGGCGTTCCTACGCGGCGCTGCCGCCGAGTACACGGCGATGTCCGGTCAGTTTATTCGGGAGCGTGCATAGCCCTCGTCGCAGTTCACAGCCGGTCGTTACGTTTCCGGTAGACCGTCCGCCGGAGGGAAATAATGACTGTGCAGTTGGATGCGCGGATCCGCTTCATGCAATTGGTCGCCGATGCCTCAGCTCCGATCAACGCGACATTGTTTGCGCGCGCCGTACTTGATGACTGGGGCATCTCAGACCTCGCTGAGCAGACGTGCGCGGGTCTGAGAGAACTCGTCGAATGGATACTCGGGCACGGGGCGAACGCCCTCCTAGAAGTCACCCTGGTGTGGGACAGCTCGCTGCTGTTCACCGAGGTCGCCGACCACGGCGAGCAGCTCCCCGAGGATCCGCCGCCCTTCGAGCGCGAGAGCGAGGACCGCGGAGCGGAACGCACAGACCGAGGCCGCTGCATCTGGGTATCGCACCGCACCGGCCGCTCCGAGATGCTCCTCCCGAGCGCGTCGTGAACGGCCCGGGGAACGAGACGGCCACCGAGTACCAAGGGGCGATGCCCGTGCGCGTCCTGGCGTGGGGCGCCGCTCCCGCAGACGTCGAGGGCGCGCTGCGCCGCGCGGGCCAGGGATTCGGGCGCAGCGGCTGGCAATTCGCGGAGGTCGAGCGTCTGCAGGGGACGCCGTGTCCGATCGACACCCGAGACCCGATGACGATCGCCGCCGAGGCCGGATTCGACTGGGCCTACGCCGTGTACCCGCTGCGCGGCGCACGCTGATGCATCCGCAACTACCCGTCGCGGCGCATCCCCAGAGCCCTGCGAGACAGCGTGATGTGCCTGCCGGCGCGAACCGGACCGCGATCGCGCTACCGTCCCGGCCCTTCGTGGCATCCGGCGCCCGAGCGATCGTGCGCAATCTGCTCGCCAACTGCCCGAAAGCCCACGAGGCCGAGCAGGTCACCGCGGAACTGATCGCGAACGCCGTGCGCTACTCGACGGCCCCCACCAGACGCCTCAGGCTCACGCTCGACCTGTGGGCCGACCGGCTGCGCGTCGAGGTGACGGAGCCGGGGCGCGCCGAGCCGCCGGCCACCGCGATACGCCCTCGGCCACTGAGCGACTACGTCGACCATGGCGACACCTCCGCGACCGCCTACGCATTAGGCCTGCGCATCGTCCGGGAGCTATCCAGCAGCCGGGGCCTGGACCGTTACCGCGACCACGCCGTCTGGTGGGCCGAGCTCACCTGGACCGAAGACGAGGCTGCCCATGGCTGAGCGATACGAACACAGCCGCGGCTATCCCTACATCGATCAGATCTCGGCCGCGCGAGCCCGCGAGCTTCACGACGCGGCGCGGCTACGGCCCGACGCCGACCTCGACGGCGACCTGGAGACCGGATTCCACTTCTACGAGACGGACGGCGACGGGCTGCAGCTCGTACGCCACCACGTCACACCGGTACCCGACTGACAGCGGATGACAGGATCGTGCGCCCCCGGAGCGAATTCGCTCCGGGGGCGCCCCTCTTTCACGTCCACCCGACACGATCTTGGTTGGGAAGGAACTGGGACGCGATCACGGTTTTCTGGGGCTCTCTGGGGTTTCCTACCGTTCTCTCAAGTTCTCTCATTTACAGCCCCGGCCTGGGAAAAGCTGCATTTCCGCAGGCTGTGAGCGATCTTGCGCGCCGCTCCTAAAGCGGGTGTCGCGCGTTCGAATCGCGCCGAGGGCACACCAGGTCAGATCTAGCAGCTGGTTTACTTACCTGCGGCCCTGAGGGGCCGTTTGGGAAGAGATTGGGAAAGGATCAAGGCCGTAGGGCGGACTTCCCGTCCCGGAGCTTCCCAACCCGGTCACGCGGCGGCGTCCAGAATGAGGCCGCCGGCCTTCTCCCAGCGGGCCGCGAGCGCGTCCAGGCGCTTGCTGCGCATCACCGCGGAGACGTGGGTGTACCGCTTGCGGATGGCCCGGCGCTCTTTGGGCAGCTCGTGCCCCATCACCTGGTCGCGCAGCACGTCGGCGATCTCGTCTTCCTCCATCGCGGTGCTGTGGCCGTGCCGCAGTCCGTGCAGCGTCAGGCGCGGTATGAGCGGCTCCCACGCCGGGGAGCCGGCGGTGCCCTGCTGCCGCGGTCGCGCCTCGCGCCCGTCGCACGCCGGACGCATCACGCCCGACCAGTTCGAGCGGCGCCACAGGCAGCCGCGCGGCGTGGTGAACACGATGCCGCGCGCCGGATCGTCCTTCGCCAGTCCCTCGGCGCGCTCGCGCACCCGGGCGCAGTGCGGGATCAGCAGCTGCGCCAGGAACTCGGGCACGTCGGCCTCCCGCGCGCCGTTCGGCGGTTTCGGCGGCTCCAGGAACAGCACGGTGCGTTCCACGCCCTCGGCGTCCAGTTCGGTGGTCTCGTGCAGCGACCCGCGCTCCGGGTCGATCCGGATCACGTACCGCATCCACGGTTTGCCGCCCAGCTCGTCGCGCCTGATCAGACAGCAGTTGTCCACGTGCAGCCCGGTCAGCTCGCCGTACCGCAGGCCGACGAACGCGGCGGTGAGCACCATCAGGGCGTCGCTGCGCCGTCCGGCGTCCCACAGCCGCCGGGCGATCGGCACCGACTGCTCGGGGAGCGCCCACACGTCCTCGTCGGTCTGCATGACCTGGACGCGTTGCGCGCCGCTTTTCGTCAGCCGCAGCCTGAAGATCGGATTGGTGTCGATCATGTCGGCGTCGTCGGCCGCCGACAGGATCGTGGACAGCAGGCTGACCACGTTGTTGCGGGTGACCTCGGCGCAGGTCATGCGCGAGGCCCAGGTACGCACGGCGAACCGGTTGATCTGCCCGATGGGCGTCTCGCCGAACTCGGGCAGGATGTGGTTGCGCAGGTAGCGGCGCCGCGTGGACGCCGTCCTGGTGGAGTGGCTCTGCGCGTCCATCCAGATCTTCACCCAGTCCGCGAGCGGCGTGGCGGCCTTGCGCGGGTCGGTCCAGGTGCCCGTGCGCAGCTTCGCCATCTGCAGCCAGCCGTGTGCCAAGGCGGCGTCCTCGTCGGCCCATCCCGATGAGCGGATGTAGCGGACCTGGCCGGACGCGGTGCGCTCGAGCGTCGGGATTTTCACGCTCCAGGGGAACTCGCCGTCGCCCCGGCGCTCGGCGATCGGTTTCGGTTTTCCTCGTTGGCCCATCGCGGCCCTCTCCCTCGCCGGCCCGCGCGGATACGGGCCGCGGTCCTAGTCGTGCTCGCGCCCGTTGGCGTGCAGCTGCACCACCCGGGCGCCAGAGCCGGTCGAGCGTTTCGCCAGCACGCGCGTGAGCATCTCGGCCTGGGCGTCGGTGACGGTGTGCGCGGCGTCGAGCATGTCCGCCAGAGCCCGCTCCCGGTGGACGGCCGCGAGTATGCACGTCTCCCGGTGCTCGCGGCGCGCCCGTTCTACGGCGTCCGCGAAGTCGTTCTTGAGGTCCGCGACGATGCGGGCGCGCCCGACCATCTGCTCGGCGCCGTTGAGGCTCTGGATCGCGATCGCCAGCAGCAGCACGAGGCCGATCAGCCGGTTGCTCGGACCCGGGTCGATCTGCCGTGCGACGTCCAGCACGGTCAGCAGCAGGGACGCGCCGGCGAACAGCAGGCCGATGCCCATACAGATGCGCGGTGTCGTCCAACGGCCCAGCACGCGCAGCGCGAACGCGGGGCAGCCCAGGCAGCCGATCGCGACGAGCCAGCACGCCGTCTCGTCGAACGAGCGGCTGGTGACGAAAACATGGTTGGTGACGTGCAACATGAACACGGCGCTCGCGGCAGGCCAGCAGAAGGCCGTCAGTAGATTGATAACTCGGGTGGCACGTACAGAAAACGGTGAGAATCCAACTGATGCTTCATCAGACACGCAGTTCTCCCCCTGTGGCATGTGGAAACGCCGCGCCGACCCCCATCCCGAGTAACCGCACCGTGGCGGCAAGGTGACGCAGAGCACTCACTGTACGACCGCGTACTGGGGTGTCAAGGGTCCTTCGGACCCCTGGCGCGGATTCACTCTTACGCGGTACTGCGACCCTGACCGGCATCATCAGAATCCTGAGACGTATCTTCCACCTCTAACAAAGCCAGCAATTTCGCGACGCCCGAGCCGCTGCCCACGCCCTCGCCCGACGCCCGGCGCAGCGCCCTGATCGCAGCCCGGCGCCGCGCGCGCGCCGCCAGCTCCTCTACGTCCGCCAGGTACAGCCTGATCAGCTCCCAGCGCATGTCCTCGCGTTGGAAGGAGGAGCTGAGCAGCTCCTTGATAACCGGATCGTCGAGGTCGAGCGCCGACATCTCGATCGTGTCCGCGTCAGAGCTGCTATTCGCGCTCGAAGAGTTTTCGCCTGGCTCGCCACCTGGGACTGGTCGCCGCTCGGCGATCGCCCGCGCCCATCCTTCGGGTTTGTCGAGAGCTACCTCGACGGCGCCGATCGTCTTCGGCCATCGAGTGAAGCGATGGCGTCCTTCGAGATTCTTGATCGTCGAGGCGTCGACACCAGCGCGTTCGGCTAGTTGCGCTTGGGTCATCCCCTTGCGCGAACGCGCGTCCCGGATCGCCGATCCAAGGCGATCCCAGTCGTAGGCCATGGGGCAATGATGCCCGACGAATGGGCATTATGGGCAACTCACCTTCCCCTTGAAGAGCATTTGACCTGCGGTAAGCGCACTATGGGGCGCGCGCCGCGTTGTCCTGCGCGCCCCGACGCTGCCCTTATATTCAACTTCGTTGCCCCGAAGTGCTTGCGCAGGGGCAACGAAGTTGCTTAGGGTGGGGGCATGAAGGTCAACGGCGAGGCAATCAGGGCTATCCGGCAGGCCAAGGGCCGCACAGTGCGGGATTTGGCTGCCGCGGCGGACATGGACCTTGGCTACCTGTCGCGAATCGAGAACGGCCTGAAGGGGGCCAGCCCCGACATGATCAGCCGGATCGCGAAGGCGCTCGAGGTCTCTGAGGGCGCTATCAGCTATCCGGCACCTCAGGCGACTCCGGCGACCATCCGTCGGGTCGTCGAGCTGCTCGGCTCGTCGGCCGAAGAGATGGAGCTCGAAGTCACTGCGAGCTCGCGGTGACGGGTCCTGCGGAGTTGCTCACGGTCGACGAGGTCGTGCCGATCGTGCGCCTGCACAAGGTCACCGTGTACCGGCTCGCCCGGGAGGGCGTGATCGAGAGCGTCCAGCAGGGCCGCAAGCGGCTGTTCCGGCGCTCCGCGATCGACGCCTACCTCGAACGCTGCACCGTCCCGGCCTCGGTCTACTCGGCACCGCAGCCAGCTCCCCAGCGCCCGAGCCGTAACCCGACGCGCACCTACAAGACCTGACAAAAAAGCGGCCGCCCCACGCGACGGGGCGGACCGCTGACCAATCCACCTGAGCTCAACCAGAGAGGTGAATCGATGAGGCTCCAGTTTAGGGCCCGTGGGGGACACAGCAAGCACGGCGTCGGCCACATCCCGGCGCAGTCCGCGGCTGGCCCGCTCGGCGGCCAGCTGACCAGCACGCCGTGGCAGCCGACGCAGGCCTCGGACGCGGCCGGCTCCGCGCACCTGTACGCCGACACCACCGTCGCCTGGGTGTGCACCCAGATCGACCTGGCCGACGGACAGGCCGCGGACCTGCAGACCCACATCAACGAGTTCCTCGACCAGATCGCGCTGCTCAACTGGCGCTCCGCCGACCTGCGCCACTGGCTTCAGCAGCACGGCGCGACCGAGGCCGGCGAGCAGCTGCCCGCACCGCGCCCGAACGGCCACACCGCGCAGCCGCACCACTCCCTGACCGGCGAGGACTACCACGACTCCGGGCAGGCCACCGAGGACCGGGGGCAGTACGAGCGCGACGAGGCCGAGAACGCCGCCGAGGCCGCGGCACCGGTGTACGTGCACTGGACGCCCGACGCCGTCTCCTGGCCGCTGTGCGGCGACCAGTTCGCCCTACACCACACCACCGACACCGACCTCGTGAGCTGCCCGCAGTGCACGGCCGCGCTGCACACCACCGTTCCCCAGGCCCGGCTCCCGCTCGGCCTGGCCGAGCCCCTGGCCGAGCGCGACGAGCGGCAGCTCGCCCCGTACTGGCTGCCCGGCCCCGACGCGTCCGGCGACGGCGTCTCGGAGCTCGCACGCCTCGACGGCATCCTGGGCGGTGCGCGATGAACAGGCAGAGCCCTGAGGCGCGCGCCACGTTCTGCAAGGCGCTGCGCGAGTTCGTCGACCTGGTCGAGACCAACACTTCGATCCCGGTCCCCACGAACGTCGATGTGTGGGTGCACCTGCAGCGGTACAGCACGGGGCTGTCGGAGCCGGAGCGGCTCTCGATGGTCTACGACCTCGCCGAAGCGCTCAACACCCCGGTCACAGTCAACCGCGCCAACCAGCGCCACACCGAGAAGAAGTTCGGCGAGATCAAGCTTTACGCCTACGCCTATCCGGACGAAACCGCGCCCCGTTCTAGCCGCCGCGCCGAGCGCGTGATCACACGCGACCAGGACACGGCAGCCGCGCACGACCAGGCCGACGAGGCGCTCGACGAGCGCATGGCGCTCACCGGCCGCGACCAGGGCGAGCTGTCCTCGGGGCGCAACGCGGACGGTGACGGCGAATGACGACCACGACGATCCAGGCCGACGCTGAGCGCGTCGCCGCGGTGAACGCGCTGCGGGACCTGGTGGCGTTCCTGGACGCGCGCCCGGAGGTCCCGGTCCCGGCGGAGATCACCGCCTACGTCGCGGCCCCGGAGCCCTACACGGCCGACCGCGCGATGGCCCTGGCGGCGCGCCGGATGGGCGCTGCGCTGCGGATCGCGCCAGACGGCACGACCAGCGCTGTGAAGGCCTTCGGCCCGGTGCGGCTGCGCATCGTGCAGATCAAGACCGACCGGGCCGCCGTAGCCGCTCGGAGGGCGTCGTGACGGGCCGCGAGATCCTGCTGCTGATCCTGGGCTGGATCTTCTGCGCGGCGGCGGCCGCGATCCTGCTCGGCGGTTTCCTGGCCATCGGTCGGCTGGCCGTCGGCTGGGTCCTGGACCTCGGCGGGTATGTGGCGCCCCCGTTCGGCCGCTGGCTGGACGCGCGGCGCGAGTGGCGCTGGTTCTGGGCCGAGTACGGCCAGGAGCTCGCCGAGCTGGCCCGCCTCGGCACCGGCGGCAAGCCCGGCGGCCGGCACCACACCGACGCGGGCGGCCCGGCGTGGTAAGCGCGCCCCGGCTGGAGAACGCCGCGTGCCGCGCCCCGAAGGCCGCGGCCGTGTTCGCCGCCGAGCGCGACGCGGCCGCCATGAAAGCGGTCTGCGAAACCTGCTGGGACCGCCCCGAATGCCTCGCCTGGGCGCTGGAGCGCGAACGCGACGGCTTCTGGGGCGGCCACGACCCGCACGAACGCGCGCAGGTGCGCCGCCGCTTCGGCATCGCGCTGCGGCCGCTGGCAGCACACAACATCGTCACCAGCCAGGGGGGCTAGAGCCGTGCCACAGATCCTCACCGGGCCGCGGCCGCTGACCGGGGCCGAACGCGAGGCCGCGGACCTCTACGGCGGCGGTGTGCAGGTCACCGACATCGTCCGGCACACCGGCCTGACACCGGCCCAGATCGCCGCCGCCGTGGACCTGCGCATCCGGCATCTCAACGCGCACACCGCCAGCAACCTGGCGACCGTCAGCGCGCGGTCGGCCGCCGCGGTTCCGGCCGAGCGCCTGCCGCCGCGCAGCGGGCCGACGGCCGCCGAACTGGCGACCTACCGGACGCGGGTACGTCAGTGGGCGCGCGGCGAAGGCCTGCGCGTCCCGCGCGCCGGCATCATCCCCGCGCCCGTCATGGCGGCCTACCGGGCCGCGCACCCCTACGAGGCCGACCCGGGCGCCGCCTTGTGAGCGGGGCGGCACGCTCGGCCCTCGACTCCCCGTTCGGCCTCGTCGCCGATCTGGGCGCCGCGGTTGCCGCGCAACTCGGGCTGCAGGACGCCCAGATCGCGGCGTGGCTGGGCTACTGCGCCGGCGGCACTCTGGTCGGCACGGACCAGGCCCGGGCCGCGGTCGTGCGCGGCCGCCGGGAAATCGCCTCACGGCGACTGAACCGGCAGACGCCGGCGCGGCCCGGTCCGACACCTGTATCCGCCCGTGTGCCGCCCGTGGTGCGCAAAGCCCGCACCGCGACAACGGCGCCCGTCGTCCGGATCGCCGAGACCGCGCCGACCGCACCCGAACCGGCCCCCGCGCCGACGTCCGCACCGGTGCCCGCTGCGCCCGTGCCCGACCGCGCCTCGAAGGAGGCGGCCGACCGGGCCGCGATCGCGCGTGCGATCGCCGCGGCGTGCGCCGCCCCTGCCGCGGCCCGCACCGGATAACCCCAGGCTCCCCGCGCTGCCGACCACGTCCCGGCGCGCGGGACCCCCAGCCGGCCCTCAACCCCGCACGGGGCCGGCCTCGGGGGAGACGGGCCGCTCCCGCCTGAGCGGGACGGGAGCGGCCCACCCATCCGCGAACTCCCGCTGCGCCGCCCGCACTGCGGCGCAGCGGGGACCAACCCTAAGGACTCGAACATGAGTGTTAAAGCCGCCCTGGCCGCGAACCCGGCCGCCGCGCTGCACCCGATCCTTCGCCGCCTGCGCCAGGAGCGCCTGGACGCCGGCCTCTCCCTGCTCGCCTTCGCCCGCGAGAGCGGCACGACGGCCGCCGCGGTCGGCAGCCACGAGCGCGGCGACCGCGCGGTGACCCTGCCGACCCTCACGGCGTGGGCGGCGGTGTTCGGCCTGGAAGTCGTGCTGCGCCCGATCGACGCCGACGGCGATAACGCCTACCGCCGCGGCTTCGAGGCCGCGGTGGACAAGATGTGCGCGTCGGTCGGAATCCGCACCGACGCCCAGCCGCTCGCGCTGGACGTCGACTGGGACGACGCGCTGAACGACGGCTACGCCGAGCCGCAGGCAGCCGTCTGATGGCCTACGAATCCCGCGCCTACGACAACGAGCGCGGCGAACCCGTCGTCGTCCTGGTGACCACCGGCACGCACGACGTCAGCCGCCTGATCAACCTGTTCGCCGGCGGCGTCAACGTCGTCGAGCAGATGGAAGTCGGCGCGCAGGTGCGCCGCCAGGTCAAGCGGCACAACGGCGGCCGCGACGCACTCAGGCTGCTACGCCAGCACGGAGGCCCGGACTTCACGGGCGCGGACGCGCAACCGCCGGCCGAGTGGATCGATCCGGCGACCGGCGATCGCTACGACCTGGCGCGCGAGTACGTCGACCGAGACGACGACACCTGGAAGCTGAGCGGCTGGCTGCACTGGACCGACGGCCACCAGGTGCCCGTGATGAGCGTGCTCGAAGTCGAGCACTCCGGTGACTACACCGACGTCCCGCTGCCAGACGTGATCGAGACCTTCGGGCCGCTCACGGCCGCCGACGAGCTCGTCGAGGCGGTGGAGCGGCCGTGAAGTCTCTCGTCTCCGAACGGCGCAGGCGCACGATCATGCGCGACCAGTACGCAATCCTCGGCGCCCTGCTGGCACACCGCTGGCTCACCCTCGACGGCCTGGTGAAAGAGCTCGGCCGGCCCGCGCGTGTCCTGCGGCCGCGGCTGCGCGCCCTGGAGCACACGCACGTGGTCGCCAGAGACGCGGTCCGCGGCTACCGGCTGGCCACGGACGCCGAGCGGCTCGCAGCCGAGCACACCGGCTGGGACGGCTCGACGCCCCTGGACGGTGCGTGATGCGCAATCCCTTCCAATGGCTGCGCGAGCAGGTCGAGGCGGCCGAGCCGCGCATCGTCGAGACCCCGGCCGAGCTCGGCCCTGGCCACGACGGCCCGGACCCGGACGGCCCGGCCGTGGTGGTCGGCGTCGACGGCGACACGGTCATCGTGGCCGAGCGCCGCCCAGACGGGCTCGTCGAGCTCTCCCCGCACGCGGCACCCGTGCTGGAAGCGCCGCTGTACCAGGTGCGCTCGGGCGAGCTGGACACCACCGAGACGCTCAAGACCACGAATCAGCGGCTGCGCCGCCATCTCGCGGACGCTGAGGCCCGCGCCCGGCGCTTCGAGGCCTTCTACCTCGCCGCAGCCGACGAACGCGACAGGTGGCGCATCAAGGCCGTCACCCTCCTGGCCAAGCAGGCGGCATACGAGCACCCGCCGACGGTCTTCGTCGCCCGCGACCAGGACGGCCCGGACGCCTGGTTCGAGCTGGGCAAGCTCGCCAGCCCCATGACCTTCACCGCAACGAACGGGAGCACCACCAGTGGAGGACGCACCAGCGCAGACGGACCAGACGGCGGGCGACCGGCTCTGGGCGCACTACCAGGGCCAGCCGGCGCCGAAGAACTGGCCCGAGGACCGGTACCCGGTCAACCGCCACGACTGGAGCCTTGAGGTGCTGCGCCTGGACCTGAGCCTGCAGACCCGGGCCGTGGCCTCCGCGCTGGCGTGGCTGGGCAACGCGGACGGCAGCCACATGGTGCCCGCCGACCCGATCCTGCTCAACGTCGTCAACCTGTCCTACCGCCAGGCCGTCGGCACGCACATCGCGCTGCTGCTCAAGCTGAAACTGCTGCAGAAGACCAAGCGGGCCGGCGGCCGCACCAAGCGCCCCTACGACGAGTTCCACCTGTGCCTGCCCGCCGACCTCGCGATCCTGCCCTACCGCCTCGACGCCGACTTCCTGAGGATCGAGGACCGGCCCAAGGGCGCCGTCCCTATCAAGGCGATCGAGGCGTCGCGGACCGCCCGGCTTGAACGGAACGCCACTTCCGGCGAAACGACACCGCCGCCTTCCGCTAGACAGCAGCGCGCTTCCGGTGAAAGTGCGGACAGCCTCCCGTTTGACGAGAAGTCTGCTTCCGGTGAAACCGGCGACGCCTCCCAGCTCGGCCGGAAGCAGCCTTCCGCCGAAACGCCTGTGGATAACTCGCTCGGACGGAACGCCGCTTCCGTCCGAACCACCGATCCGGTGGGGGCGAGTGAGAAGACGCCTTCCGCCGAAACCGAGTTTGAACGGAAGGCCAGCGCACTTTCAACGGAAGGCCAGCGCACTTTGGACGGAAGCCCCGCTTCCGTCCCTGTATTTAAAACCCTAAAAACCCCTAACCCAACTACCCGTGTGGTCTCTCTAGGTGGGGACCTCACGTCCGGCGCGGACGACGACGAGCAACCCGAAGCCGCCGCGGATATCGATCAACCACTACCGAGCGCGGCCGCCGGCGCAGAGCCGGCCACACCGAGGCCGATCCCGGTCGGCTCGCCGGAAGACCCCGAGTACGACGGCGCGCGGCTCGTCCTCGGCGGCGTCGATCCGGCCGACCTCGGCGACCTGCTCGCCAACGCCCAGGCGGAGATCGAGCTCGAGCTAAACGACGGCGTGCCCCTGGACGGCCATGGGGTGACGGCCCGCGCCGACCACCGCCAGATCATGATCCGTGCCGCACAGATCGTCGCCCGCACCGAGGCAGGCGGCCGATGACCGCCACCGTCGTGGAGACCCGCAAGCACGTCGGAACCCGGGCGCCGGGCACGTACGCCGCCTATCGCAAGGACCGTTGCCGCTGCTACCCGTGCTGCGCCGCTCGCCAGGAATACGCCGACCGACGCGCCGCCGCCCAGGCCGCGGGCACCTGGCAGCCCTACACCGACGCCGAGCCCGTCCGCCAGCACGTGCGCGCCCTGGCCGCGGCAGGGATCGGAGCCCAGCGCGCCGCCCACCTAGCCGGCCTGACGACCCGCGCCGTCGAGACACTCATGAAGCACACCCCGGGCCACACGCCCAGCCCCCGGATGCGCACCGAGACCGCCCGCAAACTGCTCGCCCTGCGCCCCGTTGCCGCGCCCGACCTCGCCCACGACCACTGCCCCGTCGATGGCACCGGCTTCCGCCGCCGCATGCGCTCCCTGGTGGCCCGCGGCTTCCCGCAGACCTATCTTGCCCGGCGCCTCGGCATCGTGGACACCACCCTGAGCCTGGCTCTGTCCGGCGGCAGGGTCACCGCGGCCACACACCGCGCCGGCCGCGCTCTCTACGACGCGCTCTGGGACTGCAACCCCGCCGACCACGGCATCGCGCCGCACACCGTCACCCGCGCCCGTCTGGCCGCGCAGCGCCGCGGCTGGCCGCTCCCACTCGCCTGGGACGACGACACCATCGACGACCCAGCTGCGCTCCCCGACCTCGGCGCACCCGCCGGCCGCGCCGAGGCCCTAGCCGAAGACGCCGCGTTCGTCGCCCGCACCGTCGGCGGCGACCGCGCCGCGATCGCCGAGCGCCTCGGCATCAGCCGCAAGTACCTCGAAAAGGCGCTGAGCCGCACCGGCACCGCCATCCCGACGCTCGAAGGAGCCGCAGCATGAGCGAATCCGTGACGGTCGCCTACCGCGACCACACCCGCGAAATCCTCTACCGGCCCGAACTGCCGCTCCAGCACCTGGCGGCCGACGCCGCCCGCGCCTTCGGCCTGAAGTTCGCCGCCAACAGCCACCTGCGCCTTCACAACGCCGACGGCAAGCAGCTCGACCACGCGGCCACGGCCGAACGCGCCCGGATCAAGCCCGGAGCCCAACTCACCCTTAAGCCGCCGACGATCGAAGAGGGCTGACATGACCGCCCCGACCGCTGAGGAGATCCCGTGCTCGACGAGCTGAAGACCGACCTGGTGAAACTCGCCGCCCGCCTCCCGGCCGGAGAGCGCAACGGCCTCGGCGCCCTCGCAGCCGAGATCGCCCACAACCCGACCGGCCGATTCGCCGTGATCCTCATCGTCGATCCGCTCGAATCAAAAACGATCATCGATAGCGACGAGACGACCACGACCCTGCGCATCCGCCGCGCCGAGGCCCTGCTCGGCCCCGAGTTCGACGCCGGCCAGGACCTGCTGCACCGCGCCATGGTTCGCCGCACCGGACAGGACACGCTCCCCGCCGACCTGCAGATGGAGCTCGACGAACTCGACGGCGGCGGTGACCGAAGATGAGCGCCGACCGCGACGTGCGCGACGTCGTCGTCGCCGGCTGGGAGGGCCGCCTCAAACGCGAGGGCGTGCGCAACGCGCACACCGTGGCCCTGGAGCTCGCCGTCATCGCCGAAGCCCACGGCGTACGCCTCGCACGGCCCGCGCACCTACACGACCCCAACGCGAACTGGCAGAACAAGCCCGAACCCGGCGACCACGGAACCGGCGCCCTCGCCGCCCTGGCGGCCATCGGCAAGGGCGTGTGCACCGTCTGCGGCGACCGGGTCGACCTGACAGGCGACCTGATCGGACCGCACGACGTCAGCGACAACCCCCCGCACCCGCCGTTCCACCCGTGCCTCGGCGCCGGTAAGCCGCCGCGCCAGCAGCCCGTCAACGAGGACCAGGAGCAGCCCGATGAATGACCAGAGCACCGCGACCGAACCGGCCGACCAGGCCGAGGCTGCCGAGCCCACGCTCGCCGAGCGCCTCGCGCACCCGCTGCGCATCGACTTCGACAAGCTCGCCGACGCGATCCGCGCCAACGAGCAGGGCAAGACGATCCCCGACGGCGTGCGCGACCTGTTCGACCTGATCGCCCAGAGACTCCGCGACGAGACGTTCCCCGACCTCGACCAGAAGGAGGTCGGCCTGGCGCTGCTTGCCGCGGCCTCGGTGGCCGCGATCCTCGCCGACGACGGCCCCGACTGGACCGCGCTGTCCATCGCCAACACCCTGGCCAGCGTCGGCCAGCGGCTCTGGCACTCCGAGCCCGACGTTTCGGCGGCACCGGACTTCTTCCGTGCCGGCATCACCTACGTCAACGGCACGATCTACCAGCCTCCCGAGGTGGCGATCGTCTTCCGGTGCGTCGCCGTGGCCGAGCACCCCCGCAGCGGCGAAGGGCCGATCGCCTTCGGATTCGCCTGCCGCGCCCACCCCGGCGACAACTGGACTCACTACCTCGCTAACCAGACCGAATGGGATCAGGGATGGCGCGTGTATCACGGTCTGGCATTCCAGCCCGGCGAGCAGCCGGCCGCCGCAGACGAGGCCTCAACTGCCGAGAAGTCCGAGCGCCAGCATCAGGCGGCAGCCGACATCCAGGACCTCACCGACGAGCTGTTCGCCGACGAGGCCCGCACCAAGGCCGCCAACCTCGACGACAAGCCGGACGAGCAGCCGCTCGGTGACGCCGATGTCTGAGCAGACCGCGCTGATCCCCTCCGCACCCGTCGACCTGATGCACCTGATCGGCCTGCGGGTGCAGGCACGCAGCCCACGCCGCGAGTACTCGGGCGTGGTGCTCCCTCGAGGCAACAGCCCACGATCGTGGCGGCTACGCCTGGCGTTAGACGACGGCCGGATCCTGCCGCTCGACGCGTCCTGGGAAATACGGCCGCACGACAAGCTGCTGCGCGACTCCCGCAACCGGGTCCGGGCAACGACGACGCGCGTCGAGGGCCGGCCCAGCTACCGGTACGGCGACCTCCCTTCACGGCACCTGGCGACCCGCACGATGCTGCGCCGCGAGCACCGCGCCCAGCCCGCACCCGGACAGCAGCCGGTCGCCTACTACCTCGCCGGCCAGGACTGGGTCCCGCTGTACGCGATCGCCGACGCCGTCAACCTCCCGGCGCTCTCACCCTCGCGCCAGGCCGCGTGGAACGCCGCCCGCACCTGCGCCGCGTGCGGCAAACGGCTCGGCAGCCCCCTGGAGATCAGCCCGGAGCCGGAGCGCGCCAGGCGCTGCGCCCGGTGCCACCGGCTCGCCGCCGAGCAGCAGTGGATCGAGGCCGTGCGCCCCGTGCAGGCCGAGATGGCGGCGTGGGCGCGTGAGGTCCTGGCCGACCCGGCGACGGTCATCGCCGCATATGAGGGCACGGGTGGTGGCTGCGCGACCCACCACGTCGAGGACGTCAACGGCAACGTCCTGCTGCACGCCAGGCTCCGGGGCTTCGACGACGCGGAGCTGGCCGCGAAGTACCCGCAGTACGCGGGCACCGTCAGCGCCCGCGAGATCCTGCCGCAGATCCAGGCCCTGGAAGGGCGCCGCATCATCGGTTGGCACCGTTGGTGGCCCGACAACCTGCGCGTCTACGACGGCAACGGCACATTGCTCACGCCGGTGCTGCGCAGCCGCGAAACCGACGAGCTCGCAGACCGGTACCGGTTGTGGACCGCCGAGTCACCGCTTTACCGCCTCGGCTACTGGTACCCGGCGCCGAAGCTCCCCTGGAACTACACCGGCGCCCTGGACAGCGTGTACCGCAAGGCCGTCAGCACGAGCGCGCGAGCCGTCGTGATGCGCGAGTTCCTGCACGCCATGGCCGAGGACGAGCCGCCGGAGCCGACGATCCAGGCCCGGGGCACGACGTGACCCGCGTCGACGAGCTCGCGCGCCTCGACTGGAGCCACGCCCCAGTCAGGGACCCGGCACCCTGCGTGTTCTGCACCGCCAACGCGATCATGCGCCACCCCCAGACGGGCCGGCCATGTCACAAGACCTGTTCCGACGCGCGCCGCCTCGCCTTGGTCGAGCAGGCCGCGCGCTCCGCCGGCACCCGCAAACGCATCTTGGAAGGAACCCCGTGAAGATCTTCTATGACACCGAGTTCATCGAGGACGGCCGGACCATCGACCTGATCTCGATCGGCATGGTCGCCGAGGACGGTGCCGAGTACTACGCCGTCAACGCGGACATGCCCGTCGACCGCATCCGCAATCACACCTGGCTGCGCGAGAACGTCTGGGCCCAGCTGCCCGTGCGCGGCCTGAAAAAGAACCTGGTCTACACCGGCAACGGCCCCAGCCGCCACGAGATCAAGGTCACCGAACCGGGCCACCTCGACACAGACAGCACCCTGATTCGGCCGCGCCAGATCATCCGCAACGAAGTCCGCGAGTTCCTGCTCGGCTTCGCGGACCTGGAGCTGTGGGCCTGGTACGCGGCCTATGACCACGTCGCCCTGGCGCAACTCTTCGGCCCGATGGTCAATCTTCCCAAGGGCATCCCGATGTGGACCAACGACCTCAAGCAGGAGGTACAACGCCTGGGCAATCCACGCATCCCCGAGCAGGCCGAAGGCGAGCACAACGCGCTGGAAGACGCCCGGCACAACAAGCGCGTCGCCGAGTTCCTGGCCGGGATGGCCGCCCAGTGAAGCTCCCCGACGTGCGACTGCTGTTGCCGTCCCGCCGCGACCAGCGCCGCGTGGCCGCGGTCCTCGAAGCCCTCGCCGACCACTCCCAGGGCCTGACCGCGCACGAGCTGCAGCTCATCACTCGCCAGAGCACCGGCAAGCTGGCCATCACGCTCGCCCGGCTGTCCACACACGGCCAAATCAGCGCGCGCGAGATCCACAACTGGAATGCCGCGATGCCCAGCAAGTGGCTGTACGCCCTCCCGCGGCGGCCGCAATGACCGACCGCCACGGGCCCTGGGTCCTGACCGTGAACCTCGCCGGCGTCGTGGCCATCGCCGCCGCGCTCGTCGCCCTGACATGGCTGAGCTGGACGTCGCAGGCCGACCCGCACGCGCCGCGACGCGGCCCGATCACCTCTATCTCCCCGACCGCGGCCGCGCCGCGCTAACCAGAAAGCAGAACACTGATGAGCGAGCCCCTGCCGTCCGACACCGTGGACAAGAGCGATATCGACCCGTGCCACGAACCCGACTGCGGCCGCCAGGCCGAAGACGTGGACCTGTTCTCGCGGCGCGTGTCCGGCTGGACCGTCGCCAAGGTCCTCAACAGCGGCGAGTTTGCCCGCGCCTACTGCTCCCCGCGCTGCGCCGCACGCGGCATCTCCCGCATGCACCGCAACGCGCCGGCACCCGCCGATGGCTGAGCCCACCCGGGCGATGACGCTGCGGCTGCCCATGCTGCTCGCGAACGACCTCGCGCTCGTCGCGAGCATCGACGGCCTCGACGTCACCGAGGTCGTGCGCCAGGCCGTCGCCGTCCACCTGGCCGCGCGCACCGCCGACCCGGACTTCTGCGCCGCGGCCCGCAGCCACGTCGCCGACGTCCGAGCGCTGATCGGAGACAAAGATGCCTGAGAGACCAATCAGCGGCCCGCACGCTCTGCGCAGCAGCACGGTGACGCCGCTGCCGACGATGATGCCCGGCGCCGTCGTGCCGCCGCCCCGCGCAGCCGCGAAGCCCGGGCGGCGTCCGGCCACGCTCGGCGAGCGCCTCGTGCGGGATCTGCGGTTGCCCGACGAGGCCGGGCGGCACACGCTGGGCGCCGACCAGATCAGGCACCTGGCGACCCAGCACGCCCTGACGTTCCACTACCGCACCAACCCTCCGCCCGACCTCGAGGACCTGCTGGACGACGCGGCCGTGATCGAGCGCTACATCGCCACGGGCGAGCTGCCCGACGCGGACACCGAGGCAGCAGCGGAGCGCGCGTGACCGACCAGCACCAAGGGCAGTGCGTGATCTGCGCGGAGCGGCCCGTGTGGGCCGACCGGCTGATCTGCACCGCCTGCTACGGGGGACTGCGCGACGATCTGACGGTGTGCGCCGGGGCGTACGCGTGGCTGGGCGAGTGCATGCTCGCCCTGCCGCCGTCCTGGCGCACCTCGACGATCCGCAGTAACGAGGTTGAGGCCGCGGCGCCGATGCCGCTCGGCCTGGTCGACGCCCGCGCACGGATCGCCGACACGCTGCTGTTCTGGGTGCGCGCCGCGATGGAGATCCGGGCCGGCCGGGGCGGACCGCCGACGCCGACCGTCGCGGGCTGCACCTGGTGGCTGCGCCGCCAGCTGCACTGGATCGTGCGCAACCGCGCAGTCGAGACCCTCGCGCGGGACCTGCACGACCTGCGCCGCGACGCCCAACGCTCCGCACCGTGGGACCGCGTACGCCGAGACCTGCCCACCCGCTGCCCGCGCTGCTGGCGGCTGTCGCTGACCTGGTACCAAGGCGACGACTGGATCACCTGCCGCAGCGACGACTGCGGCAGGCTGCTCTCTTTCCCGCGCGTGCGCCGCGCCGTGAACGACTGGGCGCGGCTGCGGCTCGAACACTTCGCGAAGGAGACAATCAGCGCATGACCACTGAAGACCCGGACATCACGGCGTTCATCACGACCGCACTCGATTTCCTCGCAGGCATCGCGCGCCCCGCCACGGGTGGATCGTGGTCTGCGCCAGAAATCCCCGCGCTCGCACCGGGCGGTTATCCGCGCTGGCGAGTCGATATCGTCATGGGAGAGCTGCAGTCACCGCAGGGAATCGCCGACTGCCTCGTCAGCCACGCGGACGCCGAGCACATCGCCGCATGGGATCCACCGCGCGTGTTCGAGCATATCAACGCTATGAGGCGCGTCCTCGCCAGGCACGTGCCGTACGACGACTACACATTCGGCCCGCGCTGCAGAGTCTGCGCGAGTGGCGACGCCTATTCCAACGGCGTCGCCGTGATGGAGCCGTGGCCATGCCCTACCGTGCGCGAGCTTGCTGCGCCGTACGCAGGCGCCCCGGGTTTCAAGGCAGAGTGGAGAATCGAGCCGTGACCATCGGTCCGGCGAACAACCTGCTGACCGACCGCGAGGCTGCGGACGTGGCGCACGTGCCCGTCGAGACGCTGCGCACCTGGGTGAAGCGCGGGAAACTGCGCCCGGTCCAGACGCCGGACGGCCGCCGGTTCGTCGAGGCCGAGGTGCTCGACGTCGAGCGCTCCACGGCGACCATGGACGGCCGACGCGACGCACGGCTGATCGCCGAGTCCCTAGCGTTGCTTCCTGAGCTCGAAACCGCACGTCACAGACCCGCGAGCCGACCGGAAAGTCAAGCCGCTTGACTAGACCGCGATCAGTGAACCATCATCCGCAGTGACAGAGGTATGTCCGCAGGCCCCCAGCGATCACGCTGCGGGGCTTTCGTGTTTCCCGGGCCACACCGCGCCCCGTACCTCGCCTCGCCCCCTTCATCTCCGGAGATCCGCATGGCTTCCCAGCTCCTGCACGACCTGGTCGACGACGTCCAGAACGCCCTGCCCGCGGCGATCCCCGCCCCCGCGCAGCAGAAGGTCGCGGCCGCGCTCGCGGCGCTGCGCGAGCACGCGGAGGCCGACGCCGAGAACGTGCTGACCGGCGTCCACGATTTCGCCAGCGCCGAGTTCGCGAAGCTCGACGACGCGCTGCCGCAGCTGCTCACGCTCGCCGAGACCGACGCCGCCGCTGCGATCCGCACGGCGCAGACCCACCTGGCGAACGTCGTCAACCACATGCGCACCATCCTGGGCATCCCGGCGCTCGGCGCGGCCGCGGACCCTACGCCGGCGCCGGAAGCGCCCACCCAGTCCTAAGGCACTTCGCCGGCCTGCGCGACCTGCTCGCCCACCGTGCTCACCACGACCTCACCGAGATCGAGCACGCCCTGGCCGAGTTCGAGCGCGACCTGATCGAGGCCCTGAGGCGCTGCCACCACCACGGCCCCGATACCCGGCCCGCCCGCATCACCCTGACAGTCCAGTAGCACCGCCAGCACGCCCCCACTATCAGTGCACGAACACGGAAGGCTCACCATGAGCGACCAGCAGTTCCCCGCCGGCCAGCCGCGCACGATCACCGCCGCCGTCACCAACGCTGAAGGCGTGGCGGTACCGGACACCCTGTCCTGGTCCGCGAACTCCGGCACGCTCACCGTCGCGCCGGACACCCTCTCGGCCACCCTCGACAACGCCGCGATCGGCACCGTCACGGTCAGCGTGAACGACGCGATCAGCGTGACCGCCTCCGTGTCGTTCGACGTGGTCGACGCCACCCCGGCCGCGATCGCGCTCACCGTCTCGTGAGCGCCAAGGTCGGACAGCGCGTCCTCTACACGCTCGGCGCCAGCGACGCAGCTGACATCAACCGGCGCCGTACGGACTACGCCGTCTTCTGGCGCAACGCCAACAACGACGTCCAGGGCGAAGGCGGCCGCAACGGCCACCAGGGCCACTTCGGCAACTCCGCCGCCGAGGGCGACCAGTACCCGGCCACGATCGTCCGCGTCTTCGACGAGACCGTGACCACCGCGAACCTTCAGGTCCTGCTCGACGGCAACGACACCTACTGGGCCACCTCGCGGCAGCTCGGCGACGGCCCAGGCCACTACCAGCTCGACGACCAGGCCGGCGCCTGATGATCGCCGACCTCGCTAACCGGTTCACGTACCACCCGCCGAAGGGCGACCAGGCCGACCGGTACGTAGCGATCCGCGAGCGCGCGCACGACCTGGCCGAGTTCATCGACGAGAGCTGCCCGGACTCGCGCGAGAAGTCACTGGCCGTCACAAGCCTCGAAGAGGCCGTGATGTGGGCCAACGCAGCAATCGCGCGCAACGAGTAGCACCCGCAGACCGGGCTGGCGCGGCGCAGGTATCCCGACCACCGGCAGAACCGGGTGGCCCCGGCCGCACGCTCACGCGCCAGTCCACCAGATCGGCCGCCCCTTGACCCTGCCGGCCCGGGGGCGGCCGCCCTTCCCCGCACTCAGAGGAGATGCCGATGACGGTCGTGCGTAACACGGCCACCGCCCCCGGCGGCGGCGCCCTCGCCAACGCGCGCGTGCGGATCAACCTGGTTACGCGCTCCGCCGCGTCCCCGGGCTACACCCCAGGCGGAGACATCGTCGGGATCCTGGACATCAGGGCCGACGAGAGCGGGTTCTGGTCAGCGGATCTCGTACCCAACGCCTCGATCACCCCGGCGAACACGTACTACCGCGTCATTGAAAGCTCCGCCGTCAGCACGTTCGTCGTCCCGGCCACCGGCGGCCCGTACAACCTGAGCGAAGTCCTCGCCGCGTCCCCGCCCACGCCTTCGGCGCCAGGCATGACTGGCCTGCAGGCCGCCGCCAACGGCACCGTCGCCGGCGTACGCCCCGAGATCAACCTCATCGCCGGCACGAACACCACGATCACCGCGGCCGACAACCCGGGCCAGAACCGCGTCGACGTCACCATCAACGCCACCGGCGGCGGAGGCGGCGGCGCGGTCAGCTCCGTCAACACCCAGACCGGCGCCGTCGTCCTCAACGCCGCCAACGTCGGCGCCATCGCGACCGCCGCCGCCGGAGCAGCTAGCGGAGTGGCGACGCTCGACGGCAGCAGTCACCTAACTGCCAGCCAGGCCGCGAACCTACTCACCGCGGCCAACAACCTCTCCGACCTGCCCACCCCGGCGACCGCACGCACGAACCTGGGCCTGGGCGGCGCGGCGACAGCCGCCATCGGCACCGGCGCGGGCACCGTCGCCGCAGGCAACGACTCACGCATCACCGGCGCGGCCCAGAAATCCGCGAACCTCTCAGACCTGGCCAGCACAGCAACCGCCCGCACGAACCTGGGCCTCGGTAGCTCGGCCACCGCCAACGTCGGCACCACCACCGGCACAGTCGCAGCAGGCGACGACTCCCGCATCACCGGAGCCATCCCAGCGGCCGCCGCCGGCGCACCCGGCGGAGTGGCGACCCTCGACGGTAGCGGCCACCTCACCGCCGGCCAGGCGGCGAACCTGCTCGCCGCAGCCAACAACCTCTCCGAGCTGCCCACTCCGGCGACAGCCCGCGGCAACCTCGGCCTCGGCGGCGCCGCCACCCTGAACGTAGGCACCACAGCAGGTACCGTCGCGGCCGGCGACGACTCCCGGATCACGGGTGCGGCGCAGAAGTCCGCGAACCTCTCGGACCTGGCCAACGCCGGCACGGCGCGCACGAACCTGGGGCTCGGTGGCGCGGCAGTCCTCAACGTCGGCACAGGTGCCGGCACGGTCGCCGCGGGCAACGACTCCCGGATCACCGGGGCACTACAGGGCGCCAACAACCTCTCCGACGTCGCGACGCCCGCGACCGCCCGCACGAACCTCGGCCTGGGCGGCGCCGCCACCCTGAACGTAGGCACCACGGCAGGTACCGTCGCGGCCGGCGACGACTCCAGGATCACCGGCTCGGCACAGAAATCCGCGAACCTCTCAGACCTCGCCAACGCCGGCACGGCACGCACGAACCTGGGCCTGGGCAACAGCGCGACGGCGAACTTCGACGCCACCGTGGCCGATCTGCAGCCAAACGGCGTCGCCGCCCTCGGGGGCACCGGCAAGGTCATCGACGCCGGCCACTCGCACCCCTCGCCCCCGCACCAGTTCCCGATCACCAAGTACGGCGCAGTCGGCGACATCCAGTGCGTGAACGACGGCGCGATGAACGCCAGCGCGGTACTGACCTCGGCCAGCGGTAAGTTCGTTGCCGGCGACGTCGGCAAGGCGATCACCGTCAAGGGCGCGCTCACCAGCGGACAGACCACCCTGGTCACCACGATCGCGAGCTACCAGAGCGCCACACAGGTCACCCTGACAGCCGCCGCGACCGTATCGAGCGGCACAGGCCTTCAGGTGCTCTGGGGAACCGACAACACCTCGTTCATCCAGTCTGCGATCGCCGACGCGTTCGCCTACGCACAGGCACACGGCCGCGTCGGCGAGGTCTACACGCCGCCCGCGACAGGGCTGGGCTGGATGGTCTCCGGCGCGCTGAAGCTGACCGACAGCGTCAACGCGATCTACAACAGCCAGCTGACGATCCCGCTCAACAGCGACCGCAACCCGAAGGTGACGATCACCTTCAGGGGAGCCGCGAACTCCGGCTCGACCCGGCACTGGAACCAGGACTATCCCGGGTTCAACCCCTCGACCTGGTTCTCCGCCGGAGCGTTCGACACCGCCGCCCATCAGTCCACCACCGGAGCCAACGCCGTCTCCAACGCCGGGAACCCTTCGGTGCTCGGCGGCCCGACCGGCAAGAACGGCTATGGCGTCACCGGCACCAACCCGGTCTACAACAACGTCCTGGTCGAACTGCGCGACATGTCGATCATGACGACGCACAGCGCGTCCGGCTGGACCTACAGCCCGTTCAACTTCCACGGCTGCGCCGGAGCACACCTGACCAACTGCTCCTTCGGCACCAACGGCGTCATCCAGTACTACACCGGCTCCGGGGGCGCCAACGGCAACACCGACTTCCTGACCGTCAGCACCCTGTCAGGCGGGATCTCCATCGGCGGGCTGCTACCGGGAGCGGGCAACAACGCCTCCAACCGCGTCGAGAACTGCGTGTGGAACGGGGGCTACACCTACGGGCCGTTGATCACCGAGCACACCGTGATCGACGACGTCACCATCCTGTACTGCTGGTCAGGGTTCTGCCCGGCCGGCACCTACGGCGACGGCGGATCCGGCGCAGGCGCGCTGCACGCCATCGCCTTCAACCAGCTCTGCGTCGAAGCGTGTTCGTACCACGTCAACGTCTTCGGCGCCGGGGCCAGCGGTATCGGCCCGATCCTCCACGGCGTCCTGGACACCGAGGGCACCATCCAGTTCCGCGACAACCCGAACAACGGAACGGGGCTGTCGGCTGCGGCAGGGGAGATCCGGCTGGCCGGCTCCCCGAGCACCGTGGCCATCTCGGTCGGCACAGGCACCGGCGCGACCGGCGGCACCGGCCTGCGGATCATCAAAGAGCAGATCTACCCCGGGCCGCTGACCTTCACCAGCTCCCCGACACTCGCCATCAACACGCCGGTGGTCAACACGACCTGGCGCCCCGTGACCCTGTACCTGACCGGCGGAACAGGCATCACCACCGTCCAGATCGGCAAGCTCGCCGGCGGGGCGTCACCGACCATGACCACCGTCTTCGACTTCACCGCCGGAGGCGTCGTCCCGGCCAACACACCGATCCGCCTCGGCCCCGGCCAGTGGCTCCAGATCAACGGCACCACGCTGCCGACCGTCGTGTCCTGCATCGCGGACTAGTTCTGCGCCCATCCGGCCCGAGTAGTCCACGCGCCACTACCGCACGCCACCGACACATCAGGAGGCGAGCATGCCCGGCCGCTGGCAGGGATCGAACCGCAAGCACGAGCTGCCGCCCGACTGGGCGAGCGTCATCCGGCCGCGGATCCTCGCACGCGACGGCCACCAGTGCACCGAACACGACGACGGCGTGCGCTGCGTCCAGGCCGCGACCGACGTCGACCACATCGGCGACAAGCACGACCACACCGACGCGAACCTGCGCTCCCTGTGCGACTGGCACCACAAGAAACGCAGCTCAGCGCAGGGCAACGCGTCGCGCACGCGGATCCCCGAGCGGCGCCGCCCCGAACGCCATCCCGGCCTGAAGTAGAGGACATAGACGATGACCGCCACTGCGCTGCCCGTCCCGACCGTCATCACCCGCGCCGGCGCGACGCCGCCGAGCCTGACGGCCACCGACGCAACCAACGGCAACACCTTCCTGAACGACGGCCACACGTGGCTCGAGGTGAACAACACCGACTCGAGCACACACACCCTCACGATCCACCTGGCGCAGCTCGTCGACGGACAGCCCGCCGCGTCGCTGGTCAAGACGCTCACCGCGGGCGCGACCAAGCGCTACGCCAAGTTCCCCGTCCCGCAGTACGGCAGCAAAGTCCTGCTCACCGTGGACTCGGCGCTACTGCACGTCGCGACCACCCGCGAAGGCTGACAGGAGACGATCATGGCTGGCCCGACCAAGGCCCAACGCGCACAGATGAAGCCGTCGTCATTCGGCGTCCCGGGCACGACCGACTACCCGATCAACACGCGCAAGCGCGCCGCCTCGGCACTTAGCCGCGTGGCCGCCAACGGCACCCCTGCAGAGCAGCACTCGGTGCAGAAGCGCGTCGCCGCGAAGTACCCGACCATGAAGGTCAACGGCAGCGGCGGCAACACCGGCAAGCCGACCGGCACGGGCGCAGGACTACCCGCGGCCAAGGCGCCGACCAAGAAGACCGCTGTCAAGAAGACGACCGCGGCCAAGCGCACCGCGAGCAAGCCGATGCGGCGCGGCAAGTGACCGTCATCGTGGCGATCGCCACCGCTGATCGCGTGCTCATGGCAGCCGATTCGCGCATCAGCCAGCGCACCACGCGGATCGGCGTCACAGAGAAGATCATCCGCAAGACCACGGCAGACGGCGGCGAGTACCTACTCGCCGTGGCAGGCAGGCTCAGCCTGCTGAGCATCGCGCGCCACTCGCTCACAGTCGCAGCGATCCCCGACCAGAGCAGCGACGAGGACTGCGACGCGTGGGCCTACGCCGTGGCATGTGCGCTGGCAGAACTGGCCGTTGAGGCGAAGCCACCTGTGCTCGACGAGAACGGCACGGTGGACGGCGAGGCGCTGCTCGCGTGCGGAGCACGACTGTGGCTGCTCGACGGCCAGAGCGCGACCCGCATCCACGACAGCTACGCGATCGGATCCGGAGCTCCGGAGGCGCGCGGCGCGCTGTATGCGATCAACCGCTTCGGCAATACGTACGACCCGGCTTGGGCGCTGGCAGTCGCCATCGCGGCCGCGTGTGACCTTGATCTGGCCTGCGGCGACGCGGTCAACCTTCACGCCACAACGATCAACGCTCTGACCTGCAGCGATGGGGCGGGGGACCCCCCTACCGGCCAAAACTAGGGCCGGGAGCGTACTGCGGAAAATCCCGTGTACGGGTCTGGGAGTTTTCACTCCCGGGCGCGCGCACGCGCGCAGTACTGAGGCCGCATCGCGCACATACGGCAAATCGCATCACCTTGTCGGAATCCGCCAGGGAACCGGCATTCCACTCCCGACAGGGGAACGCACATGGCCGGCATGGGACCGGCGCCGAAGCCAGCCGACCGGCGGTCGAGGCGCAACACATCACCCGCGACGACCCGCCTGCCCGCCGAGGGCCGCAAGGGCGCGCCGCCGCCGTGGCCGCTGCAACCAAATCTGCGGCTCACCTCGATGCTGCGCTCCGCGATCGCCCGCAAGGGCAAGCTGGAAGCCAAGGCCGAGATGGAGCCCACCCCGGAGATCGAGCGGCAGATCGAGATCCTCGAGGACCGCATCGCGCTGCTGCAGGACCAAATCAAGGCCACCGTCCTGGCCGAACTGAGGATCTGGTTCGAGCTATGGCGTACGCCGCAGGCCGTGATGTGGGAACGGCTCGACTGGACGCGCGACGTCGCCCTGTACACCCGCTGGCAGGCACTGGGCGAGGGCGGCGAGTTGGATGCGGCGAAGGAAGCCCGCCAGCTCGGCGACCGCCTCGGCCTGACTCCCCTCGCACTGCTGCGTCTGCGCTGGGAGATCGCCGCGCGAGAGCACAGCGCCGAACCGGCCGGCCCGACGCCTGGCGGCCGCGCACGCCTCGGCATCCTCGGCCTGGTCCCCCCGCTCGAAGACGAGGCCGAGCCGGCCGCCGATGCCGTGGCGACCTAGCCGTCCCGGCGAGGTCCCCACGCTCGGCTGGCTCGTCCTGGAGTGGATCACCGAGTACCTGGCAGCTCCAGCGCCGCCGGACTATGAGCCCTACGTCCCGACGCGGGAGCAGGCGGAGTTCGTCCTGCGCTTCTACGCGCTCGACCCGCACACCGGCGCCCGGCGCATCCGCCGCGCGGTGCTCGGCAGGCCGCGCGGCTGGGGAAAGAGCCCGCTGCTCGCCGCGCTGTGCGCCGTCGAGGGTCTCGGCCCGGTCGTACCGGACGGCTGGGACGCGGACGGCCAGCCGGTCGGCAAGCCGTGGGCGATGGTGAAGCCGCCGCTGGTGCATATGGCCGCGGTCAGCGAGGACCAGACCCGCAACAGCTGGGCGCCGCTGCTGCGGATGCTCGACGGGCCAGCGATCGACGCGTACCCGGGCCTGGAGCCGCTGGGCACCTTCGTCACGCTCCCGCACGGCCGGATCGAGGCGATCACCGCATCGCCGCGCACTGTGAAGGGCGCGCCGATCGTCTTCGGCGCCCTGGACCAGACCGAAGAATGGGTGACCGGCAACAGCGGGCCGCAGCTGGCGAAGAACATGCGGATCAACGCCGGCAAGACCGGCGGTACCACCATCGAGAGCCCGAACGCCTACACGCCCGGCGAGGGCAGCGTCGCGGAGGCGTCCGCCGAGTACTTCAAGGCGATGCGCGAGGGGCGCACCCGCGACCAGAGCCTGCTCTACGACCACCGTGAGGCGCCGGCCGACACCGACATGACCGAACGGCAGTCCCTGCTTGGCGGATTGGCCTACGCCTACGGCGATTCGGCCGACATCGACGGCGGCTGCCGCGTCCACACCCCGCCGTGCGAGCGGCGCGGCTGGGTGAACCTCGACCGGATCATCGGCGACATCTGGGACCCGGACATCGACCCGCAGACCGCGCGGGCCGACTACCTCAACCAGATCACGCACGCCAGCGATGCGTGGCTCTCGGCCCCGGAGTGGGGCGCGTGCACCGACGCCGCGAAGGTCGTGGCGAAGGGCGACGTGATCACTCTCGGGTTCGACGGTTCGCGCAAGCGCAACCGCGGGATCACCGACGCCACTGCGCTGATCGGATGCAGAGTCAGCGATTCGCACCTGTTCGAGATCGCGGTGTTCGAACAGCCGGCCGGTCCGGCTGGCAAGGACTGGCAGATCCCTGTCACCCAGGCCCTGGCCGCGATCGACCAGGCGTTCCGTGACTACACCGTCATCGGGATGTACGCGGACCCGGCTAAATGGGAGAGTTACATCGTCGACCTCGAGGCCAGGTACAGCTCGCAGCTCAAGGTCAAGGCCAGCCGGGACCACCCGATGCATTGGTGGATGGTCGGCGGCCGCGCGGTCTACACCGTGCGCATGCTCGACGAGTTCCACACGGCTGTGATCGGTCAGCAGCTCAGCCACGACGGCTCCTTCGCGCTGACGCGCCACGCGCTCAATGCACGCCGGCGCAGCAGCCGCGTCGGGATCCAGATCGCGAAGGACAACCCCGACAGCCCGCGCAAGATCGACGCGATTGTCGCCGCGGTGCTGGCCCGCAAGGCGCGGCAGGACGCGATCGCCGCCGGCGTCGGTGCCGAGAGCCAGTTCTACATGCCCAAGCGCATCCGCTGATCAGAGACCAGGAGGTGGCACGGTGGGGATCGAAGGTGTCACGGACCCGCTAAGCCCTGCCTGGTGGCTCAACCGTCTCGCTCAGCGCCTGTGGTGGCCCGACCACCAGTCTCGGCTGCTGCTGCTGGACAGCTGGTACACCGGCACCCCGCCGATGCCGTTCGTCAAGCCGGAGGTCCGCGAGGCCATCGTGGCGCTGCTCGGCCTGTCGCGCTCGAACTTCGCTTCCCTCATTGTCGAGGCGCTGCGCGAGCGCGTCATCCCGGTCGGCCTGCGCGCGGCGGGCGACGGCCTGGACACCGACGATCAGAAGGGCTGGGACCTGTGGCAGGACGCCGGCCTGGACGTGACCTCGGCCGACGTGCACCGCTGGATGTTGACCACCGGGCGCAGCTACGCGATCGTCAACGCCGTCGACCCGGAGACCGGCGCGCCCACGGTCACCTATGAGCCGCCGACGCACGCGATCACCGAGCAGGACCCGGAGATGCCGCAGCGCACCCTGGCCGGCCTGAAGTTCATGCACAACCCGATCGTCGCCAGGGACCTGCTGTACCTCTATCTGCCCGGCGAGATCTGGACCGCGTGGCGCCCGTGCCCGGTCGAAGGACAGTGCTCGTACTCGTTCGCGCCCGAGGCCTGGTCCTGGAACTCCGGCCCTGACGATGTTCCGATCGTGCAGAAGCTGCCACCCGCCTTGGCCAAAGCCGTGCCGATGGTCGAGTTCGTCAACTACGGCGGCGGAGTCGGCGAGTTCGAGCTGCACATGGACCTGCTGGGCCGGATCAACCACACGATCCTGCAACGCGTGATCATCTCGGTGATGCAGGCGTTCCGGCAGCGCGCCATCAAGGGCCTACCGCAGACCTACCCTGTCGGGCACGCGAAAGCCGGGCAGCAGATCGACTACAGCGAGATTTTCGTCGCCGACCCGGGTGCCTTCTGGCAGCTTCCGGCGGACGCGGAGATGTGGGAGTCCGCGCAGGGCGACATCAACGGGATGCTGAGCGCCGCCAAAGACGACATCATGCACTTGGCGGCGGTCACCCGCACGCCGATGCACGTGCTGATGCCCGAGGGCGCCAACCAGTCGGCCGAGGGAGCCGCCCTGGCCCGCGAGGGCCTGGTCTTCAAGGCGGATGACCGGATCAAGCGGCTGTCGGTGCCGTGGGCCAGGGTCCTGACGCTCGCCAACCTGTGGGCTGGGCGCCCCGACCCGATGGTGCGCCCGGCGCAGCTGCTGTGGGAGCCGCCCGAGCGCCGGTCCCTCGCCGAGCGCGGCGCGGCGGCGGCGCAGGCAAAAGACGTGCCATGGCGCACGAAGATGGAGAAGATCTGGGAATTCACGCCCAGCGACGTGGACCGCATGGAAGGCGAGCGCGCCGACGACCAGATCCTGGCTGCGCGCACGTCGCTCAACATCGCCGCGCAGGCATCTTCCCAGGTCGAGGTGCCCGCCCCGATCGCCGGCGCGCCGACACCGCCGGCTCCGCCGAAGCCGCCACCAGCCGCCCCGCCGCCCGCACCTGCGGGCGCAGGCGGCTGAGGTGGCCAGGCCGAGTGCGGGCGTGACAACGCAGCAGCAGCTCGACGCCCTGGTCGCCGCGCAGTCAGCCTCGCGCGCCGATTTCGCGCGCCTGGCGGTGCTCGCCGCAACCAGCCGGATCGCGGCGATGGGCCAGGCGCAGTGGTACGACGACCAGGCCGTGGCCGCGATGGCCACGGCGATAGGGCAACAGGTCGCCGGCGCGCAGCGGCACACCGCGGCGGTCACCGACGCCTATCTAGCCCGGATGACGGGCCTGATGCTCGGCCGTCGCATCGCGCCGACCGGCACCGTGGATGTCTCGGCACTACGCGGCGCCCCGAACGCCGAGGTCTACAAGCGCCTGGCGGAGAACTACCGCTACCAACGCTCGATCGGCCTGGACGACGCCGGGGCACTGAAGCTGACCAGCCAGCGCGCCGCGATCATGGCGGACACCGACACGACGCTCGCCATGCGCGCCCAGTCCCGCCGGTTCATGACCAAGCGCGGCATCAGCCACTACCGGCGGATCATCCGCCCGGAGGCCTCCCGGGGCGGCACGTGCGGGCTGTGCATCGCCGCGGCGGACCGCATCTACCGCAAGGCCGACCTGCTGCCGGTCCACGACCGCTGCAACTGCCTGACGGCGCCGATCGTCGACGGCCAGGACCCGGGCCACTCGCTGAACGCCGCGGACCTGGACGCCCTCTACGGCGCCGCGGGATCCACCCGCCGCCAGGACCTCGCGAAAGTCCGGATCACGGTGCACCACCACGGCGAGCTCGGCCCGGTCCTCGGCCTGCACGGCCAGGCGTTCCGCGGCCCCGGCGACCTGCCGAACGCCGCCTGACAGACACCTGACTTCCCGCCTCGGCGGGACGCCCGCCAGGGGCAACCACCACCACCCGACAGGGGAAATCCGCATGTCCTACCCACCCCAGCCGCCCGCACCCGCTCCCGCGGCGCCTCCGGCTCCGGCACCCGCGCCGCCGCCCGCGCCGCCGCCCGCCCCGCCGGTGGACCTCGGCTTCCCGCCCAACACACCGGTCGAGCAGATGAACGACGCACAGCGGGCCGCCTACCACCACCACTATTCCCGGCAGCACGAGACCCGGGAGAAGGAGGAGCGCGCGGCGAAACTGCAAGCCGAGGCGGAAAAGGCGCAGCTGGCGCAAGAACTCGCGGCGCTGAAAGCCGCGACGCAGACCGACCAGGAGAAGGCGATCGAGGCCGCCAGGGCCGAAGGTCGCACGCTGGCTCTTCGCGAGGCCGCCACCCAGCTGGTGGACGCGCACTTCGCGGCCGCCACGGCCGGACGCATGACCGACGAGCAACGCACCGCACTGCTGGCCGGGCTGGACCGCTCCAAGTTCCTCGGCGCGGACGGCGTGAGCGTGGACACCGCCAGGGTGGCCGCGTTCGTCGAGCAGATCGCCCCGGCCACCACGGCCACACCCTCGGGAGCGCCGCCGGCCCCGGCGCCGCGCCCGGATCTGGGACAGGGGCGCTTCGCGCCCGCCGGCCGGCCATCCGGCATCGAAGCCGGGCGAGCTGAAGCCCGTAAGCGCTTCGGCCAGCCGCCAGCGGGCGGCGCCCCCACCGCATAGCCCTGACCGCATCCCGGTCCAGGGCACGCATCCGTTCACAGGAGACAGCACATGGATATCGCCGTCCACACGGACGTATTCGCGATCGAGGACCGAAGCTGGCTCGGCTCGGCCTTCGGCACGAACGCGACCCGCACCATCACCCTGGACCTGAGCCTGTTCAGCTCGACCACGCACTACCCGGCCGGCTACCTGCCCTCCGGGATGGTCCTGGGCCGCGTCACCTCAAGCGGCCTGTACGGCCCGTACTCCGGCACCACCGAAGAGGTCCAGTCGGTCACGGTCACCGGCGGCCCGACCGGTGGAACGTTCACGCTGACCTTCGTCGGCCAGACCACCGCCGCAATCGCGTACAACGCCACCGCGGCCGCGGTGCAGACCGCGCTGCAGGCGCTGTCCAGCATCGGCGCCGGCAACGTCGCCGTGACCGGCAACGCCGGCGGCCCGTACTCGGTGACCTTCATCGGCACCCTGGCTAACACCGACGTCGCGCAAATGACCGCGTCCGGCGCCGGCCTGACCGGCGGCACCTCCCCGGGCGTCACAGTCGCCACTACCACGGCCGGCGGCGCGGACGGGAGCGGCGACGGCCGCCAGGTCGCCGCGGGCCTGCTGTTCAGCACCATCGACGTCTCGCGCGGCTCGACGAAGTTCGGGGCGGCGCTGCTCGAACACGGAACGATCATCCAGTCGAAGCTGCCGTCACAGTCCGGCATCGACCCCAACGCGATCACCGACCTCGCCGGTCGGATCGTCGTCCGGTAACAGGAGACCACAGCCATGATCATTGCTGATCTGATCCCGCCGACGGTCCTGACCGGCTTCGTGCGCGAGATGCCCGGCCCGATGACCTACACCCTCAACCAGGTGCTGCCCGACCGGCAGATCGGCGACGTCGAGGCCGCGATCGACGTCGTGCTGCGCACCAACCGCGCCGCCAAATTCCGCGCCTACGACGCGGAGACCCCGATCGGAAAGCGCGACGCGTTCCAGCGCTCGCGCGTCCAGCTGCCGCCCGTGGGTCAGAAGACGGTCATGGGTGAGCAGGAGCGCCTGCTGCTGCAGCAGCTGCAGAGCGGGGGATTCAACGACACCCGGCTCGTCGAGATGATCTACGATGAGGCGGCCACCAACACGCGCGCGGTGCTCGCGCGGATGGAGGTCGCCCGCGGCGACGCCCTGGTGGACGGCAAGGTCACCATCAACGAAAACGGCCTGGTGGTCGAGGCCGACTTCGGGATCGACCCGAGCCACCTGGTCACCAGCAGCACCCTGTGGTCGGACACCGCCCACGCCGCCCCGCTCGACGACCTGCGCGCCTGGACCAACCAGTACATCGACGACGTCGGCGAGCCGCCGGGATACCTGCGGGTGAGCCGGCAGGTGCTGACCTACCTGCTGCAGAGCGCGGAGATCCGCGGGCTGCTGGCCACCGCCATCGGCACCCCGGCGCTGGTCTCCCCGGCCCAGCTGCAGTCGGTCCTGGACCAGTACGACTTGCCGCAGATCGTGCAGTACAACACCCGTATCGACGTCGACGGCACCACCGTGCGTCCGATCCCCACCAATGTCGCGATCCTCACGCCGGCCAACCCCAGCGACCTGGGCTACACCGCCTGGGGCGTCACCGCGGAGGCCCTGGAGCTCGCGTCGTCCACCGACCCGCAGCTGAACCTGAGCATCGAGGACGCTCCGGGCCTGATCGCCCTGACCATCCGCGAGGGCGACCCGATGCGCACCTGGACCAAGGTCGCGGCGGTCGGCATGCCGATCATCACCGACCCGCGGCGCCTGTGGGTCGGGACGGTCGCCTGATGCCCGGACAGCTCGCCTCCCACGTGCACGTGCGCGACGACCAGAGCACCAACCACGTGTTCGGGCCCGGCGACGAGATCCCGCTCTGGGCAGCCCGGAAGATCACCAACCCGGGCGCGTGGGCGCAGGCGCCCGAGCCATGGGAGTTGGAGGACCAGGCGGCCGACCCGCAGGACGGTGATCCGCAGGACGAGACCGGTCCCGGGCAGTCCCCGGGCGGCATGCCGGCCCTGTCCGACACCAAGGACGTGTGGCAGGCCTTCGCGGCCGTGCGCGGCGTCGAGCTGCCGGACGGCGCGACCAAAACCCAGATCATCGAGGTCGTCAAGGCGGCCGATCAGCAGTAGGAGGCCGGGATGGGTGCACCGTTCGCCACGGCCGACGATGTCGATGCGCTAAGGCCCTTCCGGGACGAGGACGAGCGCGCCGTGGCCGATGTCCTCCTGGTCTACGGCGCGCCGCTGATCCGCAAGAAACAGCCGGACATCGACGCCCGCATCGCCAACGGGACCCTCGATCCGCTGCTCGCGCAGCTCGTCGCGGTCCAGATGGTCATCAGAGTGCTGCGCAACCTCGACGGTGTGCGGCAGGAAACGGTGGGGCCGTCATCGATCACCTACGACCTGACCGAGGCCATCGGGCGCCTCACGGTCACCGACGAGGACCTCGCGACGATCGCCCCGGCGCCGACCGGCATCGGGATCGGGACCGCGCGGCTCGGCGCCGGCCTCGGCGGGGGACCGGGCGGCATCGTCGGCGACCGGCAGGCCACCGCTCTACCCAGGAGGCCGTGGTCCTATGGCTTCCCGCGGTGAGACCGTCACGGCGATCACCCGGGAGGTCACCGGACGCGACGCCCTGGGCAACGATGTGCTCGGCGACATCGAGACCGATATCCCGGGCTGCCCGGTGTGGCCGACCGGCAGCACCGAGATGGTCCAGGGCCAGGACCTGGTGACCGCCGGCCTGAGCGTGCTCGTTCCACCGGGCGCGCCGGTCACGGTCACCGCGATCAGCCGGATGCGGGTGCGCGGCGACCTGTACGAGGTCACCGGCACGCCCAGCGACTGGCGAAGCCCGTTCACCCGCCGCAGGCCGGGCATCGAGGTCCGGCTCACGCGCATCACCGGTTAAGGAGGCTGCGATGGGCAGCGCGCGGTTCACGATGGACAAGCGCGGTGTCGGGCAGCTGCTCAAGTCCGACCCGATGAAGGATGCGATGCTGCAGCGCGCGGAACGCATCGCCGCGCGGGCCCGGCAGATCGCCCCGGTGGGCCACGGATCTGGCGACCGTCACCCCGGCGAGTACCGCGACTCGATCACGGTCAGCTCCACCACCGACGGCGGCCGGCGCAAGGACCGGGCCGCGGCGATGGTCACGGCCGAGGCGCCGCACTCCCGGTTCGTGGAGTACACCCCGGACAAGGACGGCCGTGCGCACCACACGATGCTGCGCGCCGCATC